CACGTTGGCAATGGGCAGCCGGTAAAAGACCGGTGGAACCGGGCGGTAGTCCACGGCAAAGAGCCAGAACGCTACTGCGTGATGCCGCATCCGCGGTGTGCTGCCAATCCGGTTACCCGGAATGATGTGCATGATGAAGCGCAGCCCCATCGTGGGCGGTGGAGTCCAGCGCACGGAAACGACCGGATCGGTCTTGCTGCCGAAGTTGGGCGTCAGGATGCCCTCGTTGTTGAGCCGCCAGGGAGCCTTGATGAGCAGGCGCTCCAGACTGACGGTGGCGTAGGTGATGCCCGGGGTAATCGCCAGACCAACCCAGCCGGTCTTGTCGAGTGTGAAGGCGTTGGCCACCTTGTAGGTGACATCCCGGACCATGATACTCATCAACTGGTCGGTCACCTCGATCTCAGCCTCGGAGATGGTGCGTCGGTAAATGCCGCCGTCGGGGCGAATGATATACTCGCGTGTTGTTGCCATGTGTTTGTCCTTTGTGTGAAGTGAAAAGCCAAAGAAAGGCCCCGCCCCCGTTGTTGAGGGCAGGGCCAATCGTTAGCTAACGATTACAGGGCCTTGCTGTTGCAGGCCGTCTCGAACGTGACGACGGCCCCGGCCGGGACCTGAACGTCGTTGCTCATCTCCACGCCGTTGATGAGGGCTTTGGTGTTGTCCCCATAGCCCAGCACCGCGCGGATGTTGCTGTCACCCTTGAGCGCGCCGATGGTGGGGGCGTTCTCGTAGTTCTTGGTGATCTGCTCCAGGCCGTATTTGATGGTAATAACCATATGTTTGTCCTTACTAGGTTTCTAACAATGCGTGCGAGGTTTCCCTCGATTGAACGGCACGCTCGTTCCCAGTGCGTCTGCACTGACCTGCGGCCCCGGGTTTACCAGGGCCGGGCGTCAGTGTAGTAGAACACACACAGGGCTGTCAACCCTGTGCGCTTACACCTTAGGGGGAAGTGATGCTTGATGAATTCTCCTCCGGGTCAAAACTGTGGTCGCCGCCAAATCCGTTGTTCTCCGTGCACCAATCGGTAAGTGGCAGCTCTCTGATTTCAGACCAGATTTCGTTGATGTTGACCTCGCGGATATCCCAGTTATTGCTGCCACGCACGTAATCAATGGCGTTGGCCTTGGAGCGCGTGACCCGCAACTGGGCGTCGCTCCATTCCTCCGACGAGTATATAACGATGAGGAAGAACTTCATTGCTGGGCCTTTCGGAAACAGTCGTGGAGTTCGTCGCTGAGATTTTGGATGCGGGTGTACTCTGCGAGGCACTCGCCTGCAAAGTCCCGGTTGTTGACCTCGATGGATTGCTCCATGCGCCGGTGCGCCAAATCCTCCAGCGCATAGCGGATGAAACTAAAGTCCTCCTCGTCGAGGGCTATGGTGATGGCTTTCATTTTGGTTTGTCCTTTCATTTGGGTTTACTGCGGTTGTCGCTCCACCCGCTCACGCAAGGCCAGCACTTCGGCGTCAATAGCCTCGCGCTGCTCCTTGGTGATGGCGTGTTTGACGGCTTCATTCCGCCAAGCGTTTATCTCGTTGATGCGCTCAATGGTGTGCCTCATGCGCTGGGCATGGGCGTCAACCTTGCGTTTGTGTTTCATGGAGTTTGGGAAATTCGTGCTGCCACTCGTTGGCCCATTTGACGGAAGCGCAGAACGCCCTCCACCGGTAACCGTCATGGATGAGGTGATTGAGATACTTGATGAGGGCAAACGACTCCTCCTGCGTCAGCGGGGTGTAGGTCTTGTCCTCGGTGAAATAGCGGTTGCCGTTGGACAACGCCATGTTCTCGTCAAAGGCCGCGTCACAGGCTTCCACCACCGACCACATGGGATGGCCCGAGTCGGATTTGTCGCGCTGATGAGTGATTCCCGAGTAAAAGCCAATGCAACCGCACGACGTTCTGAAGAACGGAACGGGTGAATTGGCCAGAGAATCAGGCAGTTTTGAGAGTATATCAGACATAGTAATATAAGTAATGGGATGTATAACCCCGCGGAGACGATCCGCAGGGTTATGGGTAAATGCAGTTTGGTTAATCGCAGCTAATCACTCCGCGAGGCTGATGTGCCCGTCGTGGTCGGGGCTGACCCGCACCTCAGTGCTGGCGCTGATGATGCGGCCCGAGTCATCGAGGTATTGAATGATGACGGTTTCCGGGGCGGTGCCAAGCAGGGCCGCCGCCATCTGCTTGAAGTAATGCTCCCAGTCTTTCTGTGTCATAGGCCGAGGGATTTGAGGATGAGACCCAGGCAGAAACACAGGAACGCCACCAGGAACACTAACCGCATTCGTTGCGCGGCCAGGTGTTGCTGTTGTTGAGCACTACTCAGGTTTCCCATTTCGATGAGTAACGAATTGAGACCCCGGTTGAAGTCCTGGCGCAGGGGTTGAGGCGCGCACGTGTCGCATAGCAGCGGCAGGTTGATCGGACCCTGGTCCAATGACACTCCGCAGCACATGCAGGAGCGGGCAGGTTTTGAAGTCATAAAGATAGAGTAGAAAGAGGAAGAGAGGGCCGCGGAGCACTCGCTGCCGCAGCCCCCTTTCCGTTGCTCTCGGGTTACTTCACCTCAGCCACATCGACCACGCCCTGCGCATTGCGCGCCCGGTCAGCCATCAGCTTGCCCATCTCTTCGACGGTCAGGCCGAAGCTCGCCGCGTACTTCTCGACGGTCATCTGGTCCTTGGGGCTCATCTCATCCAAGGTCAGCCCAAACCGGCGCAGGCCGTTCTTGAGCATCCGGGACCGGAACGCCCGCAGGCCGAGCTTGTCATCAGGCTGGGAGAGGAGCCAAACCTTGAAGCTCTTCCACGCATCGAGCTCGGCCTGATTGATGGCGGCATCGAGCTTGTCAGCATTGGCTTTGCCTTCGAGTTCTAGGGCTTTGGCCACATCCCGGCGCTTGTCCAACCGCAGGCCACCCGCCACCACCACGCCTTCCTTGTTCTTGGTGGCCACCAGACCGAACACCTTCGACACGTTCGGCGTGTTCTGGAAGATGTCGACGTTGAACAGCGTGCGGGGGATAACCGCAGGCGGAGTTGCTGCCGCAGGAGCAGGAGCCGCAGGCAGTTGGCTTTCGGCCGGTGCCGCAGGCGCTGGAGCGGCCGCAGCGGGTTGAGTTGCGGGTTTGTTATCCGTGGTCTTAGCCACGGCCGTGTTTTGAGTGTTATTCACTGTATTTGTCCTTTCGAGTGACAATGGATGGACTCAGCGTAAGTGCTGTCCTATCCGCCCTATGGTGGAGTGATGCTTCACACCACCACAGGCCGGGTTTGACGGCTATTCCTTGGGCTTGGGCTGCTCTAGCTCATCGGGTGGCAGGACTATCTTGAGCAGGTCGGCAAACCGGTGCCGCAGATAGTTAGCGCGCTCCAAATCCCCGGATTCGAGCGCCGCCACGATATTGGCCCGCACTAGAGCTTGGTGCTCGCGGCACTTGCGGTAATGGTCAGCGTTCATGGGTGCTTAGCCCTCCAAAGGTGCGTCACATCAAAGGCCACGAACCCCTGCGGATCATCAAGGTAGAACCCGCCCGAGTAGCTCAACACCCGCTTGGGACACTTCTGCACCTGCTCCCAAGGGAACTCGTTAAACGGAGCCAACCGCACAAACCGCCCGTCGACGGCTATCACCTGCTCAACTTTGACGTTCATTTAACTATTCACCTCCCGAGCCGACACCGGGCGCTCCAGCAAATCTTTCACCCACGACCGAGAGTCAAACATCGCGTCAAACCGCGCTTCCTGCCCATTGCCCAGATTCGCCGGAGCCTTGAACACCGCATTCTCTACAAACGAGAAACACTCCTGCGCCACACTGAACTTCACCTTTTTCACCTTAGCTTTCACTGTTTGTCCTTTGGTTATCGCAAGGGTTATTCCTTGCACCCCAGGGCAGAGTGATGCTTGGCTGCTTGCAAATGGACCCAGAACCGCTTGCCCTTCCCAGCAAGCCCCTCAGCAGCAAGACACGACCGCAATACAAGACAGCGTTCGCCGAAGCCAAGGAACTACAGAAGCTTCTGATGGCAGACGCACGAAACCCCGACGTAAGCGCCGCAGTTCGCGGTTCCCTTGCCCGTAGTTGGTGCGAACTCGAAGAGACCAAGCGCAAGCTAAAGATGCGCCCTCTGCCGCGCTCGATTGACACGACCAAACTGGCCAAGCGCAGCCGTGCCAAGGCCGACAACGCTGGCTTTGCCGAAGCTTGACCGAAGGAATCTCTTTTTCCCACCGACCGTCCCGGCAGTCCCCGGGGGCAGAGGGCCGTGGGGGTGCGGAGGGTTTTATGAGCCCCCTCTTCTGATAGATACCGAATCCTCCCACAGTTCGGTGAAACGGTTCTTGAGCGAAGTTGGGTAAGGGGAGGGATTGGGAAGAACGGTCATGGCCGACGACACCACCCCCTATAACAGGGGTACCGGGTCGAAGAGCGTTCGACTGCACGGACCTGCGGCAAACCGACTCAGCCGAGTTGTTGGCAACTTTGTGTCGGGGCAACGGACTACCAGTTATGGCTGCGGCAGCGGGGGTGATTCGCCGATATCCCTGGGACAATGAGGTGGCTCATTGAGCGGCTGGGGAGTGGGCTATTCGGTTTCCATACCGACGGATGCGAGTCGTCGCTCATCTGGCCCTGGTGGGCGCGGGAGTGACTCGGAGCGGACCAGGCGGTCTGGTCGGCCGTGTTGACCCCAAGACTACGTGCAAGGGGTTCGGGTGCTGTCCTTGTAACTGGGAAAAGGGTCCCTGCCTGTTGGCGCAAGCAGGGAAGTGAACACTGAGAGCGACTCAGGGCTCGGTTATTTCCGGCGGGGAGGCCGAAATTCTTAGGGCGGATTCCCCGCCTGGCTCGCCAAAGCATGGTGGGTGTTTACCCCAGGTCTGGGCCGAGTGCCAACAAAAATCGTAAAACTGGTTTTTCTCCGCATCCTCGGCGGCGTTTCAGCGGCGCTACTTTACACCACACGGAACCAGCAAACCGTGCCTGGATTTGAACCAGGACCTCCGCCTTAATCATGGCACTTTCACCGGGTCAGGAAGTGGAGGGTTAGCCAGGTGGCTGGTCCCTCGGGAGACGACGGGTGAGAAGTCGAAATGGGTGATTTGGCCGGTGAGCGAATAAATGTGGACCGGCTCGGGTTGGGCTACGGGTCGGGACAGGAGCGGGGTAGCCGCGGGAGGAGGCGGCTGGCGGCAGGAGACCAGGAGGAGGGGGAGGAGCAGGAGAGGTTTCAATGTTTGTCGGGGTGATAGAGGAAGAGGGTTTTATCCTGGAGCTGGGTTTTCAGGACGCGGCCGTTGCGGGTTCCGACCAGGACGGTGAAGCCGAGGCGTTCGACTTTTTCGACGGCGGCCAGGATAATCATGCGGGCCAGTTCCTCCTCTTCCGGGCAGTAGGGTTTGGGAAGTGGGTAGAGTTCTTCATCAGGTCCAGATCCCATTGGGATACTCTTTCTTCAAAGCCGCCAGTCTGTCACGGATGTAGCATCCCAAGGGGGTTTTGGTGTCGCGATTGGATTTCTGCCAGAACCAGTGGAGGTAGTCGGCGGGAACGTCTTGCAGGCAGGTGCCCTTCCATTTGCCGAAGGGCATTTTGTCAGTGTCCGTCAGGGTGCGAGTGCTCGTGGTCATAGCGAACGATGTCGTCGTTGATTTGGATGTTGAGCATTTTCAGGGTGTCCAGCAGGTAGTTTGCGATCACCGCGGCCTTCATTTGCAGGACGATGTTGCGGTCCAGGTTTTGACTGACGCGGAACACGTGGCCGGGACGGGAGGTGTCCTCGACCACGATGGTGATAATCCTCATGGCAGTTCCAGGGCGATGGATTCGGCGTCGACCAGGAAGAGCGGGTAGCCCTCCTGGGTGTGGCCTGCTTCGGTGCGCGCCTTGATGCGGTACTGGTCGATGAGAACGCGGCTGCCGATGGTCAGTTCGATGGGCACGTTGAACCAGGAGCGGTTCTTGCGGGAGAACTGGCGTCGGCCGGGACCGACGGCCAGCACCTGAAACATCTGCTGCTCGGGCGTGTGATATTTCGAGAGCAGGATGCCTTTGCCCGCCCATTCCGGGTCAGGCAGCGGCCGAATCAGGACCTGGTTTCCTTTGGGCGTAATCATACCGCGGGGATGGGAACGTCGGAGGCGTCGTGTTTGGTTTTCATGTGGGAAGCCCAGGGGCCGGGCAGCGTGTTGACCAGCTTGCCGCAATGGGGGCAGGGCGCTTTGGCAGACGGAGGCACGGCGGCAATCTCCGGGATGGTTGGGTTGGCGTAGGGCTTGAGCAGTTCGCTGACCTGGACTTTGAGCGCAGCGTTCTCGGACTGCAACTTGGGCAGCTCCAGGTAAGCGCGCTGCAACTCTCGCAGCTCGCGGTGAACCAGGTGATTGCGGTCGGGTATCAGCATCACGTATTCGGCCAGGGTCTGCTCGCGCAGTTGGTCGGGGATGCCCGGGACGTTGATTAGTTTGGGTTGGTCTATCATAAATTACTCGCTGGTTTCGGGAGCCATGAGCCAGGCCATGAACTTGAGGAAAATCGCCATGCGCACCGGCTTGCCCTTGATGATTTGGCTGATGGTGTTGTGGTCGCAGCCCACCTCCTGGGCAACGTCCCGAAGCGACAAATGCCGCTGATACATATAGGCTTTGAGTAGAGCTCCAATCTTCATGTCGGCGTTATTAGACACGCGGTTGGATTGCACGACAAGTGCGATTTGACGCTTCTCCCGAAAAGGGATACCACTTGCCTCGTGAGTCTGTATTGGGTCATTAGCCAGCATTACCAAAACTGCGTTCGGGTATTACCCGCTGACAGCACCTCTCCGCGTTTTGATACAACTTGCGACTTGAGTAAGGATGTCTTATGAAGATGAAAGACCGTAACAAGTTCCCGCCGGGCGGCTGGCGCTTCTACGTGCCGGAGACCAAGTGGAGCATCCAGCCCTGGATTAGCTTCGATGCGGCGGTGGCCCAGATTATCCAGCACCGACAGGGCAACACCTTCCTGACCCAGAGCAAGGGCTGGAGCCTGGACCCATTCGTGGTGGCCGACGAGCTGGACGCCTTCAACGCGGCGGTCTGCCAGCAAATGAACTGGATGGCTTTCATCTCGGAAGGAGGGCCGGATACCAGCCCCCCAAAAGCGATGAGCCCGTCCGGATTGTCCAACGCGCTAAGTGCTGCGGGCAAACTTAGGGCGGGCCTCAACACTATCCGCGAGTGGGAGATTGCCGGGGGCAACCTGGTGCCGCAGGAAAAGGCTGATGCACGCGCCACGACCTGCTCGACCTGTGTGAAGAATGTCCGGGGCGACCTGACCTCCTGGTTCACCGTCCCGGCCGCCGAACTAATTCGCAAGCAACTGGAGAGCCGCAACAATCTGAAAATCTACACCCACATGGACCCGCTCCTGGGGGTGTGCGAGGCGTGCGCCTGCCCACTCAAGTTGAAGGTGCACTGTCCGCTGGACATCGTGGAAGCCAAGATGCGGCCGGAGGATCGGGCGGCGTTGGATTCGGGCTGTTGGATACTCAACGAAGGGAAATAAAATGGAAGTTACCAACTGGGCTTTGGAAAAAGCCGCTCAATGCTGGTGCGACGACCGCACTAAAAGCACAGTCATGGACACAAAGCTGGCGCATGTCTTTGCTGAGACTTTGGACCGAGAGGTTGAGAAGATGAAGAGCGCCGGAGAATACCTTTGGATCGTCATGGCCAATGTGGGTAACGGCAAAGGCAGGTCCTGGGACCAGGAGACTGAGGAGTGGCAGGCGGCTGCCAAAGAGGCGAGGGACCAATACTGCCAAGTCTGTTCGGAAATGAACAGGCACACCGCATGAAAGACCAATGTTTTCTGATTACCAGACCAGTGCAAGGCGGCGGTAACATCTACTCCAACCCGCGCATCATCGTGCGGCGCACCGCCGCGATTGGCGACGCCCTGGCGGCTTCGGTCGTGGCGGACCGGCTGTCCGAAAAGGGTTACGAGTGCGAGTTCCAGACTCACGCCAACATCCATTGCCTGCTGCGCTACCAGCCCAACATCTCGACCTTGGCCCTGCCCAACGGCTACGCCCACGTAGACCTGGACCGCGCCTACGAGAACAATCAGTCGCGCCGCAGCCTGCACTTCTCGGAAATGTTCATGACCCGGGCCGACGAATTCCTGCGGCCCTACGGCATCACGCTGGGCCCGGCCCTCAACTGTCGGCCGCGTGTGCGTCTGCCCAATCACATCCTCCAAACCTCCCTGGCCAAGTTCCATGAGCACCCCCGACCCTGGATATTTTGTGTCCCCCGAAGCAATACCTACGCTGCGCGCCAAGTGCCTGATAACATTTGGGAGTCCTTCGCTCTTGCTTCCTGCGGAACCAAATTCTGGCTGGGAACCCATCCGGCCCCCAAAGGCATCGTTGACCTCCAGTGCTGCCATTTGGACAATCTCATTGCCTGGATCAGCGCGGCCGACCTGGTGGTGTCTGTCGACACCGGCCCTCTTCATATTGCAGCCGCTCTGGGAAAACAAATCGTGGCGCTCGGCCAAAGCTCCAGCCCGGAGCTCCACCTTTCTGACCAGGTGGATTTCGAGACTATTTGGCCGTTAGGCAACCTGGACTGCCTCAACTGCCAGGCCAACCTCTGCTACAAGGACCGCTTCATTCCGCCCTGCCAACTGTTCGACCCGGCCGCCATTGCCGACAAGGTGAACCGCAAGATTGTGGCGCAGGGCAATGGTGATGTGAGTGCCGCGGTAGCCATCTACCAGCCCGAGGTGGCCACCCTCAACCGCTGCCTGGAATGTCTGTTGCCGCAAGTGCAGGAGATTGTGGTCTGCGTCGACCAAGCCGGGAAGATTCCCTCGGGAGCCTTGCAGCACGGCAAGGTCCGCTACGTGCACCATCGCCAGTTCAACGTGGGCTACGGCCGCAAGATGAACGTGGCCACGCGCCACACGCACGGCCGGTTCGTGCTCCAGGTCAATGACGACGTATTCCTCAAGCCTGACGCGGTGGCCCGGATGAAAGAGTGCATGACCTCCGGCGTGGGCATTGTCTCCTGCCTGCTGCGTTACCCCGACGGAACGATTCAGCACGCGGGCAAGGTGCGCTCTCCCGGAGAGATGGGCTGGGGCCACATCAATCACCGGCAACACCTGCCAGATTTCAAGGTGCCGACCGAACAGGAGAACACCTGCGGAGCCTGCTGGTTAGTGGACCGCAAGGCGCACTTTGAAGCGGGCGGCTATGACGAGCGATTCTTCATCTACGCCGAGGACGACTCGTACTGCCTGCAAATGCGCAAGACCGGCTACCGGATCATCTTCACCCCACACGCCGAGGGCATCCACCTGGAGCACCAGAGCACCAGCAAGACCGGTCCCATCATCGACCACCTGAACAATTCCAACCGGATTTTCCGAGAGGCCTGGGGCCCTTACCTCGAACACAACCGCAACAAAATCCCAGGCAACTTCGACTACCTAAAACCGTGAAGGTGGCCTCCCGAAACCCAGCCTACGCATCAGCCCACTATGAGCAGTCCTTTGTGAAAACCGAATGGCTCCAAAAGAACGGGATGCCTGACAACATCGCAAGCGTGCCCGAACATCAGTTGGTCAAAATCCCATGGCCGGTCCGGGGAAACGAGTTTGATTCTAAGGGTGAGCTAATCCCTATCCCACCGTATATCATGATCGAGGTATGACCACTCTTGGCGGCAACGTCTGCATCCGAAACGGCTTTCGACTCGACTACTGTTGGCGCGAGGCCGTGAAATCTTTACTGCCCGTCTGCGACCAGGTGGTCATCTGCGACTGCGACAGCCAGGACAGCACGCGCGAATTCATCGACCGATGGGCGTCGCAGGAGCCCAAGATCGTGGTCGTCAACTATCCCTGGACCGACCCGCGCGGCAGCTCCGATTGGTGGCCCACCTGGCTCAACTATTCCCGGCAGCACCTCTCCACCGACATGCACATCCAGTTGGACGCCGACGAGGTGTTGCATGAGGAGGACTACGAGCTGGTGCGCAACGGCCGGGATGCCAAAGCCACCCTGTTCTTTCACCGGCTCAACTTCTGGAAGGACCATCGCAACCTGATTCCCGACGGCCATTGCTGCGGGACCAAGGTGCTGCGGATGGCTCCGGCCAACATGCCCTTGCCCAGCGATTACCCCTGGGAACCGGCCGCCGCGACGATGGCTCAGGCTGTGCAAAGCGCCATCCGGGTGTTCCATTACGGATTCCTGCGCCACCGCGAACAGTTCTTCCTCAAGGCCCGGGAAGTGCAACGCATTTGGGTCAATGACTATGACCCCAGACTCCAGAAAGCCGAGACCTTTGCGGGCAACTGGATGACGATGGAAGGAGTCACCGGCTGGGAAAACCATCTGGTGCCCTACGAAGGCCGCCACCCTTCGGCCATTCAACAGTGGCTCAAAGACCACAACTACCATGACTGACCAAGAAATCGCCCGCCTGGTTCAATGCCGGGTGTTCACCTGGACCGAAACCCAAACCCTGGAATACCTCGCCTCCCTGGCGCGCAAGTCCGACATCATCGTGGAGTCGGGCACCTACATGGGGGCCAGTGCCTTTGCCATGATGAGCGCCGCCAAGCCCACCGCGCATATGTGGTGCATCGACAAGTTCCCGGTGGCAGGCACCGAGTTTGTTACCCGGCGCAACCTGACCTGGTGGATTGAGCGCGGCCAGTTGGAAATCATCACCGGCGACTCGGAGCGCGGCGCACAAATGCTCTCGCACATGCGCGGCAAAGTGGACCTCATCTTTGTCGATGACGGCCACGCCGAGGAAGATGTGATGCGCGATATTCGCTGTCTCCAGCCGCTGCTCAAGCCGGGCGGCGTCATGGTCGGTCACGACTTCGATGTGCCCTACAACGATGTAGCCCGGGGTGTGATTCAGAGCGGCATCAAATACACTGTGCCGGTTCCCCGGCTCTGGCGTTATGACCAGGTTTAATGCCCAGTGTCAGGAGGACCAGTGGATTGCTGAGAACCTCCTGCCCCTTACAGTCATCGGCACCTACTGTGAAGTCGGAGCCTTCAACGGCATCCAATCCTCCAACACGCTGGCCTTCGAGGATTGCGGGTGGAAAGGTGTGCTGGTCGAAGCCGACCCGTTCCTAGCCGCTGACTGCATCAAGAACCGCAACGCGACGACCTGGTGCTGCGCGGCGGGCTCATCACGCTTCGGCAGGTTCAGCATCAACACCGAGGACCGAGGTCTCTCGGGTCTATCACAAAACTGGGACAAGAGCATCATGGTGCCGGTATTGCCCCTGGATGTGATTCTCTTTGCCAGCGGCATCACCTTCCTGGACCTGCTAACTATCGACACCGAAGGAACCGAGCTGGATGTGTGGCGCTCTCGCGGACTCTTCAAGCCGCGCGCGGTCATGATTGAATACCAGACGCGCGACCTGCCCTCCCAGGAGGAGCGCATCACCAGGCTGCTCAAGTCCGACGGCTACACGTTGCGGCACAAAACCGCCTACAACCTCATCTTCGAGATGGTGTGATCCGAGTCGTCTACCCCATCCCCAACGAATCGCCCGAGGTCTGGGAAATCTTCAAACCGGCCGTCGAGCGGTTCTGTGCGACCTGGCGCAAGTTCCCGCCCGGCTGCGAGTGCGAGTTAGTGCCGGTGCTCTTTGGTGATGACCCGACCGGAAAGTGCACTCAGTATTTCCACGGACTGCCAGTGGACGCCTTCCAGGAGTATCGCGGTGGGGGCTGCGACATCGGTGCCGCTCAGTGGGTGGCGGTCGACAGTGAGCCGGGCGACTTCCTGGTGGCGCTGACCAGCCGCGTTTACTTCCACCGACCCAACTGGCTGGACTTCCTGCGCATCGCCCGCGAGCTCTACGGCAAGGGTCTCTACGGCACCAGTGCCAGCATGGAAGGCGGGATCGCCCATTGCTGCACGCGCTGCTATGCCATGGATTGTTCCATGTGGAACAGCTACCCCTTCCTCATCGAGAGCCGGGACCAGGGAACCTTCTTTGAAGTGGGCGCAAATAACCCCATCGGTTCCCTGAACGATTGGGTCGAAGCCATCGGCCTGCCCACCCTCATGGTCTACGGTGACGGAGTGCGTCCCAAGCCCTACTGGTTCTCGCCCGAGAACATCTTTCGGCGCGGTGACCAGAGCAACCTTCTGGTCTGGGACAAGCACACCCTGGCCTACCGCGAGGCCGACCGGGAGGAGCAGTTGCGCTTGCAGGCCCTCGCATATGGGCTGGACACCCCAGTTGACGGGGTGTAAAGCACCGTAATGGAATTCAAGAACGCGGAGCAGGTCCAGCAAATCTGCTGGGAGATGAGATGCGCCGACTGGCCGCGCGACTTGAACCGCACCCGCATCAACGGCCTCAATAACGGGCAGCCGCCCTACACCGACGAAGAGGTTGAGGCCAACAACATCAACATCAACGTCAACTTCCTGGAGTCCACCCGGCTGATGCACGACGCCCGGATGCAGGCCCAGCAGGCCATCCTTAAACCGGGCAACTATTTCCGCGCCACCACCGATGCCGGGGCGGGCAGCAAACGCACCCTGCGCCAGAACCTGATGACCAGCGTCATCAATCGGCGCATGAAAAAGTCCCTGAACTATTACGAGAATGTCCGCAGCAAGATTGCCCTGAACGTGCTGCACGGCATCGGGCCCTCCTGCTGGGAGAACAACGACCGATGGTGTCCCGACCCGTTGGGTGTGGAGGATTTGCTCATCCCGGCCAACACCTACGTCACCTTCAAGAACCTGCCTTTCTTCTGCATCCTGCGCTCTCTCACCGCCCCCGAACTCATCCGGCTCACCAACCGCGATAAAGTGGATAAGGGCTGGAACCGAGGGCTGGTGAACCAGTGCCTGGAGTGGATCGACCGCGAGAGCATGGCCCTCATGGGGTCCAACTGGCCCGACACCTGGAGTCCCTCCAAGACCGAGGAACGGGTCAAGGGCGATGGCGGCTACTACATGGGTGACCAGGTGCCCACCATCGACGTATTCGACTTCTACTACTGGAGCGATGAGGGCGACCACGAAGGCTGGCGCAGGCGCATGGTGCTGGATGACTGGAGCACCCCGGCCAGCCAGGGTGCCAGTGCTTCCTTTAGCCGCAACTCCGCGGTGGAGTTTGGCCGCAACCAGTGGCTCTACAATCCCGGTAACCGCGTCTTTGCCGAACAGCGCGAGCACATCTTTGGCTGCACCTTCGCCGACCTCTCCGCCGTGGCTCCCTTCCGCTTTCACTCCGTCCGGTCCCTGGGCTTCCTGCTCTACTCGGTGTGCCACCTGCAAAACCGGCTGCGCTGTGAATTCTCCCGCGCCGTGTTCGAGTCCTTGCTCATGTATTTCCGGGTCAAAGACGCCGACGACGCCGAGCGCGTGCTCAAGCTGGAACTGGCCCAGCGCGGCTTCATCGACGACTCGGTGGAGTTCATCAAGGCGGCCGACCGCTACCAGGTCAACGCCGGGCTGGTGGAGCTGGGCCTTAAGGAAAACGGTAGCCTCATCAGTTCCAACGCTTCGAGCTTCTCCCAGTCCAGTCAGACCAACCAGGGATCGGAGCGCAAGACCAAGTTCCAGGTCATGGCCGAAATCAACCAGGCCACCACCCTCATTGCCGCTGCCGTCCAGCAGTTCCTCACCTACCAGAAGCAGGAGTATCGGGAAATCCTGCGCCGCTTCCTGCGCAAGGACAGCCGCGACATTGACGTTGTCACCGCCCGCAAGGAGCTGCTGCGGGAAATTCCCGACCGCATGATGGTGCCCGAGGCCTGGGACGCTGAACCCGAACAGACCCTGGGCGCAGGCAACAAGACTTTGGAAATGGCCCAGGCCGAACAGTTGGCCAACTTCCGGCCGATGTATGACCCGGAAGCCCAGCGAAAGATTCTGCGCGACATCACCCTGGCCATCACCGACGACCCGGCTCGCGCCATGGATTATGTGCCCGAACAGCCGCACATCAGCGACTCGGTCCACGACACGCAACTGGCCTTTGGCTCCCTCATGCAGGGCGTCCAGGTGGCCGTGCGACCCGGGCTCAACTCGGTCGAAGTGGTCGGCACCATGCTCCAGCTCATGGACCAGAAAATCAAAGCCCTGGGTCCGATGGGTTCCATGCCCGACATTGCCGGGCTCCAGAATTGCGCGCAGTACGCCAACGGCTTCATCCAGCTCTTGGGCCAGGACAAAGAGATGCAGGGCACCGCCCGGGCGATGGCCCAGGTCCTCTCCAAGCTGATGAACCTGGTCAAGGCCATGGCGCAACGGTTGCAGGAGCAGATGAAGAAAGCCCAGAGCCAGCAGGGCAATGGCGCGGACCCGAAGGATATGGCCAAGGTCCAGGCCATGATGATGCAGGCCAAGGTGAAGGCCCAGAACGCGCGCGAGAGTCACGCCGAGAAAACCGCCCAGCGTCAGATCCAGTTCGAACAACAGATGAAGCAGGACTCCATGCGCACGCAGTTGGAGTTGAAACGCAAGGCGGCTGAGTCCGGCCTGGAGTTAAAGACCAAAGCCGTAGCCTCCCACCTGGACCTCCAGAACGAAGCGCACAAGCAGCGGATGCGCAAAGCCACCGATGAGGAAGAATGAAGATCATTATTGAAACAATCCCGCACGAAGAACAGAGATATACCACGGTAGGTGATTGGTATTACGAACCTGACGGCACCTTGAGAATCAAGGTTAGCCAGTTGTCCGACTGGCGAAGGGAGTTCCTGGTTAAAATCCACGAACTGGTCGAGGTGATGCTGTGTAAGCACGCTGGAGTTACCCAGGAGGTCGTCGACAAATTCGACACCAAGGAGTTCTCCTATACCGACCACCCAAACGAGGAGCCCGGCGATTGTCCTGAGGCCCCCTACAAAACCCAACATTGCATAGCGACCGGCATCGAACGGATGCTCGCTGCCGCCCTGGGTGTGGACTGGAAACCTTACGAGGAAGAGCTGGAGTCCCTGCCGGAACTTCCTGACAGAACTTGAAAGAAACCTCTGAGGTCACCGCCTGCGTGGTCGACACCGGCCTGTTCATGAACATGGCTCGTCGGCTGGGTTGGGGCTTTAAGCGGGTCCTCTACTGGAACCCCGACACGCGCTCCTTCCCTTCCCTGCGCCAGGCCAGTATCGGGGACGGGTTCGAGGAGTTCGAGCACGTGCGCGAGCCCTGGTCCCACTTCAACGACATCGACCTGTGGGTGTTCCCCGATGTGGGAATGCGCGACTTGCAGGTGCACCTGGCCAACCTGGGAAAGCCGGTCTGGGGTGCCAAGATGGGCATGGACCTGGAACAACGGCGCGAGTGGTTCCTGAAGGTGCTGGAGGAAGTGGGCCTGGACGTTCCTGATTACCAGGTGTGCGAGGGCATCGACGAGCTGGCCGAGTGGCTGGACGATAAGAAGGACCAGTACGTAAAAATCTCCCGGTTCCGCGGCGACATGGAGACCCATCACTGGCGCAACCGGGTGCAGGACTGTGCCTGGTTGGAGAGCCTGCGCATGTCCCTGGGACCGATGGGACCGCTCCTGCGCTTCCTGGTATTCCCCTCCATCGACACCGACCTGGAGATTGGCGGGGACACCTACTGCGTGGATGGGCATTGGCCCGAGCTGATGCTCAATGGCGTTGAGGGCAAGGACAAGTGCTACCTCTCGGCCGTGACCCGGCGCGAGGAGATGCCCGAGCAGGTGCAGGCTGTGATGGAGGCCTTCGCCCCGATCCTGCACCGGTTCCAATACCGGCAGCAATGGAGCTCGGAGATTCGGGTCAAGGACGACAAGGCTTACTTCATCGACGCCACCACGCGCGGCGGGATGCCCAGCTCCAGCTCGCAGTATTTGCTCTGGGAAAACTTCCCCGACATCGTGTGGCTGGGAGCCAACGGAATTCTCTGCCAACCTAAGCCCGCCGCCCAGTTCTCCATCGAGACCATGATTACGGCCAAGCGGGAGGAGGGCACCTGGGAGAGTGTCGAGATTCCCGAAGAGCTCGAAGGCTCGGCCCTGTTCAACACCTGCTGCAAGGTGGGTGAGACCTACTGCTTTCCGCCCAGCGAATTCGGGTCCAGTGACCTGGGCTGGCTCATCTCGATTGGGGACAGCCCCAAGCAAGTGTTGCAGGACCAAAAGGACATGGCCGACCTTTTGCCTGACGGACTCAACGCGGATGTGGAAGCCATGACCTCCATCATCCAGGAAATCGAATCGGCCAAAGAGGAAGGTATCCCCTTCACTGAACAGGAAATGCCCGAAGCCCAAGACGTATTATGAGCTGCCAATACGGCCAACACATGGTCGACCGACCCAAGTTTGAAGGTTCCAAACCCCAGAAGCGCGGACGGCGCGAGAGCCAGGTCATTGGTAAAAAGTCTGGAGTGATTCGCCCCGATAAGAGGAAAAAGGTGAAATACCTATGAGTGCCAGAAAATTTCCATCAATCATCGACCGGCTGAGACTAAAAACCACCATAACACGTGATGGATGCTGGTTGTTTCCTGAGGACGAACTTGGAGGATATGGACGCATCAGGCACAACGGAGTTAAGCGTAGGGTTCATCACGTAAGCTACGAACTCCACCACGGACCAATTCCCGAAGGTAAGTGGATTCTGCACACGTGCGTTGGCCACAGGAACTGCTGGAACCCAAACCATCTATATGCCGGAACTCCCAAGGAAAACACAGCCGACATGGATGCCCAGGGACGCAGAAACCAGGTCCGTGGCGAGTCTCAGGGTCTGGCTAAGCTCACACCCGAAATAGTGCGGGAGATTCGCGGACCGACTGGCGGATTCGGTCACAGGCAGATCGCGGAAATGTATGGAATTTCTCCAGCCACCGTATGGCAAGTGCGAAGCCGAACCACCTGGAACCATGTCTGATCTAAATCCACAATTCCCAAACTACTCACCCCCGCAGGGGTTATCTAGTGCCGACAAACAGCAGGCGGGTCCCTTGACCAAGATGATCGGCAAGATGATAGGGCCCAAGTTGAAGCCCAAGCTCCTGGGCCGCATGAAAGGCATCAAAGCCGACCAGTCGGTCCATGTGGGTCATAAGAAGGTTAAATTTTACTAACAATCCCTATAACCTCGCGGAGAACCGTCGCGGGGTTATACTCCCAAACCATAAACCAAAGAAAACCTAATGAGCCAAGTCATCACTAATCCCACTCCCAAGACCCGATTCCAGGCCAGTCCTGACAGTGTTTCCAAGCATCGCGACATGGTCGCCAGCCGCGAGTTTGAGCGCGCCATCGACTTCGCCCTGCTCCATTACCAGAGGCAGGTCACCGAGCTCTCGACCGAAAACTTCAACGTGGCCGGGGCAAACCAGTTCCGGCTCATCGGAGCTCAGGAGTTTGTGGCTGTGCTGCGCAATCTCTCCGAGGCTCCCACCCTGCTGGACCGGGGAGTCTCCATCGCTAACCTCAACCACAAGGTCTAATGCCTGCTGAAACTCTCGCCGCTCCAGCCCCGGCCGCTCCGTCCGCCCCGGCTGCTCCCCCAGCGGCTCCACCACCCAAGGGGGAAATCCATGTCACGGCCGCCAGCATCGACACTGGCCCCAAGGCCCCTGAACCCAAAAAGGGCAGCGCCACCGAGCGCATGTTCCAGGAGCTGCGCAAGAAGGCTAAGCCCCAGTTCTTCGAGACCCCGGACGCCCCCGCTGCCCAGGACCCCAAGCCTGGGGAAGAGGCACCCAAAGTGGACGCCGAGGCACCCAAAGTGGACTCTGGAGCACCGAAGCCCACGACTGAGTCATCCCAAAGTGCAGAGGCCGCCTCCAAGCCGGGTGAGAAAAAGAATCCCTGGAAGCTGGTCGACGAATACAAGGCCCGCGCCACCAAAGCCGAGAGTGAGTTAGTGGAGGTCAAGAAAGTGGGCGGTGACCCCAAACGCATTCAGGAGTTCCAGACCACCATCGAGCAACTGCGCAAGCAGAACGAGGAGCTGGAGACCGAGGTGCGCTTCACCAACTACGCCAAGAGCTCGGAGTTCAAAACCAAATACCAGGAGCCCTACGAGAAAGCCTGGGCTCGCGCGGTAAAGGAATTGAGCGAGATTGCCATCGCCGACCCGGGCACTGGCCAGGAGCGCGCGGCTGGCGTTCAGGACTTAGCCGACATCGTCCAGTTACCCCTGGGCAAGGCCCGGGCGGCAGCCGAAGCGGTGTTCGGCTCCTTTGCCGACGACGTAATGGCCTATCGTAAGGAAATCATCGGCCTGCACGAAGCCCAGGAGACCGCCCTCAAGGAAGCCCGCGAAGGCAGCATTAAACGGGACAAGGAACGCTCCGAGCAAAGCCAGCAGGTGGCCGCTCAAACGGTGAGCCAAATCAAGGAGGGCTGGGAAAAGGCCAACGCCGAATACCTGGCGGATGAAAAGCTGGGGGCCTACTTCAAGCCGGTCGACGGCGACCAGGACGGCAATCAGCGCCTGGCCAAAGGATTCGAGTTGGTGGACCGGGCCTTTGCCGAAAACCCCAACGACCCGCGCCTGAGCGCCGAGCAACGTGCCGCCATCGTGAAGCGTCACGCCGCGGTGCGACTTCGGGCTGCGGCCTTCGGGCGATTGCGCGCGCAGTATGGCGCAGCCCAGGCCCGTATCAACGAGCTCCAGAAGGAGCTTTCGCAGTACAAGGAAACTGAACCCGGCACCGGTGGCAGCTCTACAACCTCGGCTCCGGTGGAGACCAAAGGGGCAGCCTGGAACCGCATCCGGGAGGGTCTTTCCAAAATCGCTGCTAAGTAAAATTGTTCCGGCCTGTACAGCCGGGGAAGTCCTGGCCGTTGGTAGCCTTCACTATCAACGGCTGGGCGTTTGTGAAGGCAAATATGAAAACGTGTAGTAAGTGCAGGCATGAGCTCACGGAACTGGAGTTCAACAGGGACAGTAATCGCAGGGACGGTCTGAGCCTGTGGTGCCGAGGATGCGAAGGCCGAGCCAGGGCAATCCGAAAGGGACCTCCGTCCTGCCGTAGAAGGCGTCGCGGTGACGTTCACCTTTGCCCGAAATGCTTAACAAACGAGAGAGGCTCACAACCCTACTGTCCAAAGTGCAAACTGGAGTATCAGAACATTTCCAGGTCAAGGAAGTGGTCCGAAAGATACTCTGGAAACGACGCCAGGAGGATCGAGACGGCCAGGGCTTATGCCACAGGATTGCTGTATCGTGGCAAAATAAGAAGGCAGGAGTGTGTTTTCTGCGGAAATCCAGGCACTCAGTTTCACCACTACGACTACGAAAGGAGGACCCGGAACTTCGATGATGTGTGCGACCTTTGCCACAGCCGAGTCCATCAGTTCCTTAGAATCATGTTGACGGTAAAGCTGATGTCGGTGTAAAGGGGTATTGCCTTAGTTGTAAGACTGGCTGGCCGCCAGGTCGACGTTCAACCGCGCGTTAAAGCGGAAAGCCTGCGGACAGGCCATAGAAGTTCTTCTTCGTCCGACTCCCAAACCGTGCTCGTGCGCGTTTGCGCTGAGCCGAAAACTGAAACGAAGAATAACTAATTTCAAAATATGTCTTGTCCAACAGGAGTTATCCAAGCCTGCGACTTTGGTCAGTTCATGGTTGACCAAACTCCCAGATTTGACGAACTGATTATGGAGGATATCAGGCCTACCGATGGCTGGCTCCTCAACGTATCCACAGGCACCACCCCGATGGGGACCCCGGTGCAAATCACCCAAGACCGCTTCCGCAGCGTGTTCCCCAACACCACCAAGACCTGGAAACAGGTGGTGGCCAACGGGCCGGGCTGCTCAGGCAATTCCTGCGACATCACCGAGAACCAAATCGGCTGGGGCGCGGATCGGCTGACCTACTTTGCCGAGCAACAGACCTGGGGCACTCCGCTCATTTGCTATGACCAGGACATGCACATCACCCACGCGGAGCAGCACATCGCCCAAATCATCAACGAGATTTTGCGCCCCGCCACCACGGCTATCAGCTCCAATTACCTGCGCAAGCGTTGCCTCCAGTGGAGCAAGAGCAAGCTCCAGGCAAACTCCAGCCTGACGCCCTTCACCTTCCAGTGGACCATGGGCGGGCCGCTCCTGGACGAGGAGATTTACTTCGATTGCAGTTGCAACCCGAACAACATTTTCCTGCTCGCGCCCCAAATGCTCCAGAGCCAGTTCTCGCCCCTGATGCGAGTGGGCTATGCGGGCAAGAATCCCTACAAGGAAACCGCTCCTTACATCGAGCTGGTCAGCGACATGGACACCTGCTGGCTGCTCGACAAGTTGGGCGGGGCACAGGGCCAGGGCGGCACGCCTTCAGTCTCGGGCAACTGGCGCTTCACCGAATGGAGTGCGGCCAACCAGTACTGGCGCTACGGCTTCTCCGGCCAGGTGGGCAACTTCATGGTCCGGGTCGACGAGATGGGTCTGCGCTTCAACTTCGTGCAGGACCTGGGCGCCAGTGCCAACGGTGGCAACGGCAACCGTTACCGCTACCAGGTCATCCTGCCGTATCGCAACGGCGTGACCAGTGGTGCCGGTGGCGCTTCGGGTCTGGGCTCGGACACCAACCCGGACTTCGACCGGGCGCAGTTCCGCCTGTCCTTCATCACCCATAAGCAGGGCATGGAACTCTTGGTTCCGGATGCGCGTCCGCTCAACCCGGAAATGCCTTACGGTCACCGCGACTTTGGTGGCAAATGGCGCTTCGCCATGCACGACCTGGGCGCGGACTCCAACGGTGTGGCCATCGGCAACAAGTGGGAGAACAAGGGGCAGTTCATCTCCTGGTTCAAATACTATGTGCGGCCCAAGCACTATGAGTTTATGCAATCGTGGTTCCACAAAGCGGAGCAACAGTGCATCCCCAACATCAACACCTGCCACGCCGATCCGGGCTACCCGGCGCAGGAATACAACAGCGCGTTGCCTACGTGCCCGCTGCCTGCTGGGTTTATCCCGGCTGGCACGACCACGCCTCCGGCGCTGCCTCCAGGCTCAGCGGTTGCGGGAACCTTCCCGACCGACACGTTCCAAACCCCGAACAACCAGTAATCTTGGCTCAGGTGAGGGCTGCCGTTGGGATTGGCGGCAGCCCTCTTTCATCGTGCAACAGAAACTTCCAACGCTTGCCCTCAAGGATTTTTTGGGCGGTGGCCATAGCCACGCCGAATTTGTCCGCGATGGCTTTTATGGTCATGGAACTTCGAAGTCGACGCATCTCGATCACCTGGTCACCGGAAAGCACATTCCTGATACGACCCTTGCTTATCGCGTCCCAGGTGTTGTCGTGTTTGGTTCCCAGAAAGAGATGCTGCGGACGAACGCACGCTCGGTTGTCGCATTTGTGCAGAACAAAAAAACCGTTAGGCACAGGTCCGTTCTCCAAAATCCAAGAATATCGGTGAGCGGGGACTGTTTTTCCGTCCACTCTAAAAGCTCCGTAACCGGAGCCTGTTTTGGAGGCGGACCAAACCCAGCACCCATCCACAGACTTGGCAACTTTGTTCCAGAATCGGTTCATAGAAACTGAAAATATATGCCCACTGGCAATTATGCAAATCCCGGAGGCGGCCAGGACGCCGATATGTTCTCGGATGGTGCGGAGCCGCAAGCTCCCGAAATGGCCGAGACCGAGAAGCCTTCCGAGGGTCAGACGGCCGTCATCCCCAAGTCGCTCCTGGCGGGCAAAGAATTCAAGCCGGGCCAAGAGGTGGTGCTCAAGGTCGTCGCCATCCACGACAACGATGTAGAGGTGGAGTATGCGAGCGAAAAAGGCCCTGAGGAGGGCGAAGCACCGCCAGAAGAGGAAATGGCTCAAGGCGCTCCAGCGGGCGGCCCGGGCGGCGGCGAGATGGCATCCATGATGGAATAGGAAAATTATGAGAGCAGACTTACAAGCAATCCTGACCGGCCCCACGACCAACGCCAGTTGGCCCAAGAGCACCGGGCATGAGACCCAAACCAAGATGATGGTGTTAGCCTGGCTCTACCTCAAGAGCATGGCTTCCAACGTCAATTTCAACCTGCCCAATATTCGCAGCAAGGCCGATGGGATGCAGGGCGTGACGGCCGACAACATGATCGACCTCCAGATCCAGGGCCTGGCCACCTACTTTGGCTACGGCAACTACGCCTGGGCTGACCTGGTCACGGTGGCGCGCGGAGCCATCAACGGACAAGGCATCAACAACGCTTCGCTGGGCATCCAGCAGGCCATCACCGCGCCCGATTACCAGGTCCTGATGAACTACGCCCTGCTGACCAACGCCAAAATCCTCAACGATGCGAGCTGAGCTCCATGGCGCTGCCCACCACCGACCCGTCCGCCCTGGCCAACGCCGCGACCTGTTTCTCCTGCGCTATTCCACCAGGAGACCAGTTGGCGGTGCAGACCTATTTGCTGGCGTTGATTGGCGGCATGGACACCAGCGCGGCCGGAGCACAGGCCTTAGTTAATCTCGCCACCTGTTTCGACTGTGTGATCCCACCCGGGATGCAGTTGGCGGTGCAAAACTATCTGCTCGTTCAGTTGACGGCCAACGCTCCGATTGTGGCGATCACCGTCTTTGACGAGGACGTAGAGTGGACCTTCTCGACCAGCGCCCCGACCCACATCATCGGCAACAGCGCGTCCAACCCCCACACCGGGCTGCTCAACATGCAGGGCACATTGGTGAGCAACGGGGACACCTTCACGCTGACCGCCCCCGCCCTGGTCACTTTGTCGAACTACACCCAGCTTTCGCTGTGGCTTAACCCGGTGGACGTTGGTTTTGGGGCAACGAGTGACCTGACGTTCCGGTGGCAAGACTCGGGGGGAACGCCTACCGGCAACGAGCTCTCGGTGGAAAGCTACGGCTTTGACACCACGAACAAGTCCTACCAGAACGTGGTAATTCCGATTGCTGATTTTGGCCTGGCTTCCGGCGTCCAGGTCGGGAGTTTGCTGGGAAAGTGCCTGCCTAAAATCAGCTACAAGTTCTACCTGGACACCGTCCTGTTGCAGCCCTGAATCCTATGGCTCTTCCTTCCACTGACCCTTCTGTTTTGGCCAACACCGCCAACTGCTTTGCCTGCACGATTCCGCCTGGGGACCAACTGGCGGTGCAGACCTATCTCCTGGCCGTCATCGCGGGCGTGGACACCAGCGCGGCGGGAGTGCAAGCCCTGGTCAATAGCGCCAACTGCTTTGCCTGCACCATTCCTCCCGGGATGCAGTTGGCCGTGCAGAACTACCTCCTGACCCAGTTGCTCTCATGATCCAACTGACCTCCACCGACCCCAGTGACATCGCTAATGCGGCACGCTGCTTTGCCTCCTGCGTTCCGGTGGGCCAACAGCAGGCCCTGCGCACTTACCTGCTAGTGCAGTTGGGAAATATAAACACCCCTCCGTGTGTGACACCCACCGCGCCCAGCTCGGTGCAGGTCTCCAGTGCGCACCTGGCCGATCCGAACACCCAGCTTTCCGTTCGCTGGTCCCAACCCGCCAACTCCGGCAGCCTCATCATGGCCTACACGGTGTTCTGGGGAACCAGTGCGGGCGGGCCTTACACCAACAATAGCGGTCGACTTGCCGCCTCAGGGAGGAGCTACCTTATCACCGGACTAACGGCTGGCACTACCTACTATGTGGTTGTGCAGTCCGACTCTTCGATGCTGGGGTGCAATTCGGCTAATTCCGCCGAGGCCAACGGCACTACGTCCGGGTCAAGCATCTGCGCGGCAGGGGTCGCTTTTGCTTCTGCCTGGGCGGCGCGAGTTGTCATCAATGGCGGGGGGGCTCCCTCTGTTCCGACCCAGAACGCCATCGCCAATTTCCAATGCGGCCTTATCGCCGACGGACTGGATACGAAGATGTTGGTCTGGAACGCTTTTGTTCCCGACAACCTCATCGCGGCCATCACCCCGCAGCTTGGAAACTACCCCAGCTTTGGCGGCAATGACCCCTGGGCCAATAACAACTTCGTGCTTGGTGACTTGTCGGTAAATGGCATCACCGGCAACGCTGCAAATAAGTATTTGGCCACCGGGTTCATAACCCCCGCCGCCTTCCAGACAAGTTTTGGGGTGGCGGTCTATAACTATCTGGCCAATGCCACCGGTGGCGAATATGGCGCTTACAACGGAGCCTCTGGGGTTTTGGGGGATGCCAAGTTTACCGACAACAACGCTTACTCCTTTAGCGGCAGCGTTGCGTCAAACGCCATCACCGTTGCCAGTCCGGGCAATGGATTCTACAGCGCCCAGCGCGTATCAGTCACCGATCACAGAATGTATTTTGCCACATCGCTATCCCCCCACGCCCAGATCGGGGCCACCGACGTTAACAACTCTGGGGCTCTGCCTGGAGCATTGGGCTTTTACATTATGGCGCAAAACCTCAACGGAGCCCCGAGCTCCACCTGTTCCAACACCATTTCCTTTTTCGCCTTCACCGCGGGCTTGAGTGCGGCGGATTCGGCCAAGCTCTATGCCCGAGTGCAGATCCTACGTCAGGCGTTGGGTGGAGGGTTCCGATGACCAACAAGGGAGCATGAGCCGTGCATCAACCATTCGCTTACTACGTTCAGGAACTAAGGGCACTGGAAAGGCTAACCGACCGGCAACGCGAGGTGCTGCAACTCATCGCCGAGGGGCAGACCACCAAGTCCATTGCCCTGGCCCTCAACGTGAGCGACAAGACCGTGGAATATCACCGAGGCAAACTGATGTGGGCTTTGGACATTTGGGACATTGCCTCACTCACGCGCTTTGCGATCCGCTGTGGGTTAGTTTCCTTGGATTCCTAGCGGTGGTCTCGGGCTGTTCGACGACCACTCCTGTGTTCTCGTCTTTACCGCCACCGCTGCCAACTCCCATAGCCCGGCCCATGGCGCTAGTCTCCACGCCACCAGCGACCGTTCGTTCCTGGGATATTCCGATTGAGTATCCGACCAATCTGCCGCTCGTCACGACCTGGGAGCTGCAAGGCTCTCCTGATCGAACCAACTGGTCCCACCTTCAATCCTGGCCGGGCACCGCCTGGGACACTCAACTGCAAAAAGAAGTGCCGCTGCCGCACAATGGACCGTCGGTAACGGTTTCCAATCCACCCGGGGTGAAGGTTTATTTCTGGAGGATTAGGGGCGTGAGGTGAGAGACTTATGAATATGGAACAAATCGCAATTCGGTTGGTGGAGCAGTCCCCTGCGGTCGGGGCCACAGTGTTCCTGGTCATCCTCTTCCTGCGCCACATCCGCACGGAACGCGAGCAGCAGAACATCTTCTTTCGCCAAATCCATGAGGACAACCTCACGGCCCGGGAACAGACCCGCGATGCTATCGAGAAGAACAGCGCCACCATCATTGAGAGCGTGAGGGTAACGGCACGCAACACCGAGACACTGGACCGTCTATCTCGGGCCATCGAAACGTGCAGCCTTAAAGAAATACACCACCCATGAACTCTATCTTCACCCTGGCCAGTCGAATGCTGGCCAACAAACACACCAGCGCGGCGGCCATCATCTACGCCCTGGCTAAATGGGGCTGCCCTTTCCTGTCAGTGTGGTTCCCGGAGCTCAAGCCCAAGCTGGACTCCAGTGCCCAGGTATTGGAGGGGGCGGCTGTGTTTTACGGCTTTGCCGCCGCAGGCGACAGTGCCACCAGCGCGCAGGCCCACGCCGAGTCGCAGGCGGATATCAAGGGACTGCAAACCCAGGTCGACACAAACGAAGCGAAAGCCGTTGACAGGGCTGCTCAACCGGGCGCAGAGTCCAAGCCATGAGAAAGAATCTGTTCAGGGTCGGGGCTGTCACTGTCCTCAGTCTGCTTTTCCTCTCCTGCTTACTGCCCGTTGCGGTGGTAATCCAGGGCTGCTCGTCGGCCAACCGCACCGCTTACGTGGGCGAGACCGGTCTGCGTGTCACGGTGGAAACAGGCATGGGCATGTTCAATCAGCTTGTCAAAGCGGGCAAGGTCACTCAGGCCCAGGAGCTGGTGGTTAAGCACGCCTATGAGAAGTTGCAGGCCACCGCTATCCTGCTGTGCGACGCGGGCAAGGTTGGCGCTGCGGCCGCTTCAACCAACGGGGTGGCCATCTCCAGCGCGCTCACCACTCTCTCGGCCAATTACCAGCAGGGCTTTGCTGACCTGCAAGCTGCCCTGCTCAAGTTTAACATCAACCTTTAGTCCTTATGGGAATAGACATCGCCACCATCCTCCAGCTCGTCGGCTTCGCCATTGCAGAGGAGCCCAAAGTTGAGCAAGCCATCCGCAACGTGCTCACCAAACCCAACCCCACCCCGGACGATTGGCAAGCCGAGGGCGACGCTTGGAGAGCCAACACCTATAACAAGCTCGTTCCCGATTCACAGCTTCCCCCGACAGCATAGATAGTTAGTTCGCTACTGTGTTCACCCGGCTGGCCTGATTCCCCAGCCGGGTTTTTCATTGGTGCGTGAGCTGGCCGCTCTTCCAGAAACTGTCCGCCTTCTCCCGCAGGTCCTGCTTCCATTGCCGGTCCACGCGCTTGTGACCAGCGGCCGTCGTGCGCTTGAGGAGGAACCCGCGCCGCCTGGCTCCTTCCATCCCGACCACCACCATGTCGAACAGGTCAGGGCTGCGCCCGCTTTTGACCTTCATCTTGTCCTTGGGCTCGACCTGGATCTTGCGGTTCTGATGGCCCCACTCGCGCATGGCTCCCTCCATCATCACTTCCTCGGTCATGCCGCGGAACTGTCCGTACTGGATGGCGTAGCTCACGTTGAACCAGAGCTCGCTGACCATGTTGTAGTAGTAGTCGTAGCAGACCACATCAATGTCGGCGCTCACCTTGCGGTCTTTGCTGGCTGAGCCGCCAAACTCCACACCGTTGACCGTGGGCGACCAGAGCCGACCGAAGCTGTTCATGAGCGAGCCCCGGCCGGTGGAGTCGAAGAAGAAATTGGCTGGTTCCACCCCGCGTTCCTCACAGGCGTCTTTGACGTAGAGAGCAATCTGGTCCTCGGGCGTGTTGGGGTCCTCCAGTTTGATGGGCACCAGTTCAGTCTCCAGCAGGGCGAAGATGTGGTTCTCGGAGAGGGCAGGCAGCGACTGGTTGATGATGTTGGTCAGCGTGGCTTCGGCTGTGCCACTGGCGAGTGCCTCGATGCCGAACTCGAAGAATCCAAGAACGCACCGGTCCCCACCGGTTCCCCGGTAAGCGGCGTCCAACGCGGCAATCTTCACCCGGGTCGTGTTCTTCCAGACTGGGTCCTCCAGGGCGTGGAACTTGAAACACATCTGCCGAGTGATGACCCGCTTGGAGGCCTGGCCGCGCGGCATCCGGCCCAGGTCCATCATGGAGAACTGGAGGCTGTCCTGGCCGTAGAAAGAGATATCCTCATCAATCTGCTGCTGGGTGATGAGCGGGATGCCCAGCTTGCCGTCCAGGTTGGGCGAGTCGGTGCCCACCAGTTGCAGACAGACACCGTGCGGGAAGCGGGTCTCCCAGGTCTTGGTGCCTCCGTTCTGGTCGATGCCCCCGTCCCACCCGCCCAGGTGCGCAGCCGGTTCGCAGATGACGCCCAGGGCATCGGTGATGTCCTTGGGGTTGCCGCTGTAGACCCCCTTGAAATCGGTGTTCTTGTTGAGGTTGGAGATGGCGTCCACAAACTGTCGGGGCAGGAACTGCATCTCATCCCCAATCATGCGCAGGCGCTTGTTCTTGATACCGACATACTCCTCGATGCCCTGGAAGCTCTGGCCTTTTTTACAGGCCACACCCACGATGCCGTTGCGGAAGTCCCGGCCCTCAGCCGACACGCTGCGGTCGTCGGTAACGATGCGCTGGCGGCCTTCAATCAGGTTGCCTGGGAGCCATCCGTAGTTGGTCTTGGCCAGGCGATGGAGCTTCTTGATTTCCCCCAGAATCCGCATCTCCAGGGACTCCCGGGTGGTGGAGGACACCAGGACCGTGGTGCAGGAAGGGTGGCAGTAATAATCCATCAGGACACAGGCCGAGGGGATGAAGGTTTTGCCGGTGGAAGCCGGGCCCATCTGGCCGATGATGCGGTATTCGATGTAGAGGGCCACCTGCAAATCGGCCCAGCGGTGCCACTTAATCATGGGCCAGGCCAGGGAGATGGCCCGCTTGAAGTGATACTCCAGGCCGTTGCCTGCCATGCCTCCATTCTGCTTTCGCCAACGCCCACCGTGCGAGTAGCAGTCCATTTCCATCGAGAGCTCCGAGACGGTGCTCGGCCAAAACAACCCGTATTTCTCAATTCGGCTCATGCGCTTTGTTGTTGAAAACCTGGGGTAAAGACCTACCGTTGGGCAACAGATTTATGCCCGGACCCATCAATGGCGTGGCCCTGGCCGATGGGAGCATGGACTGGTCGGGCGGAGTTGACAGCATTCGGTCGACGACCATTCAAAGCCCCCAAACGCCCAACGGTCTTGCCCGTAACCAACTTGCGTGGCTCGACAACGCCACAGTGCGCGATGGGGGCATCTCGCCTCGGGGTGGCTATTCTTTGGTCGGACAGGTGCACGACGCCAACGGACTCTTCCAAGGAAAGTTCATGTATGAGCCAGGCACCAGCACCAATCCTTACGAGCTGTGGGCCATCAGCGGCAACATTTACAAGGTGGTGGTCAGCCCTTCCTTCTCGGTCACCAACCTCTCGGCGCAGTTCCACCTGACCCTGCCGCCGACCTTGGATCAATATTTCTTCGTTCAAGCCGAACAATTCGTGGTCATCCAGGCCGGGGACTTCACCACGCTGCCGCTCTTCTGGGATGGCACCACGCTGCGGCGCAGCAAAGGCATCACCAATAAGGCGGTGGCTCCTGGCACTCCGGGGGTGAACGAAATCCCCGCGGCTGGTCCCATGGATTATTTCATGGGTAGGCTCTGGTATGCCATCGGCCGCCAGGTCAACGCCGGGGACATCGTGGGAGGCAACAGCGGCACGGTCGCTTATCAGTTCACCGACGCGGTTCTTAACGTCACTGAGAACCCGCTGGTGCTGGGCGGGGACGGGTTCACGGTGCCGACCCAGTCAGGCAATATCCGGGCGGTGTTCCACAACGCCAACCTCAACACCTCGTTGGGCCAGGGCAACCTGTTTGTGGGCACGCGCCGGGCCGTCTACTCGCTCAACGTGCCGGTGACGCGCGCTGACTGGATTGCCGCCACCAACAGTAACCAGCCGCTGATGACCGTGGTGCAGTTGGTCAATGGCCCGGTCAACGACCGCTCCGTGACGCAGGTCAATGGCGACGTGTACTACCAGAGCTTGGAGCCCGCTGTGCGGTCGCTGCTCTCGGCCGTGCGCTACTTCAATCAGCCGGGCAACATCCAAATCAGCGCCCAGGAAAACCGCATCCTCCAGTTCAACGACCGGTCCTTGATGCGCTTTGCTTCCGGGGTGGAGTTTGGCTCGCGCCTCTTCCAGACCGCGCTGCCCAAGCAACTGCCGCAGGGCGTCATTCACCAGGCCATGATGCCGCTGGATTTCCTGCCCATGTCCTCCTTCGGGTCCAACCAGAACCCGGTCTGGGAAGGCATGAACGAGGGCTTGCAGATTCTCCAGTTTGCCACCGGTGACTTTGGCGGGTTGCAGCGCACCTTCGCAGCCGTGGTCTCCGGCATCGACTCGGTGTTCGAGCTCTGGGAGTTGAGCGAGTTCAACCAGTTCGACGACAATCGAACCGACAGCAACGCGCGCATCCAGTGGTATGCAGAGTTCCCCTCCTTCACCTGGGGCGATGAGTTTGCCTTGAAGAAGCTGGTCAGTGCGGACCTGTGGGTGGACCGCATTTACGGCACGGTTATTTTCCAGTTGGATTACCAGCCCGACGGGGAGGCCTGCTGGCTTCCCTGGCACCAGTGGCAAGTGTGCTCGGCGCGCAATAGCTGCGAGGATGTCAACAATCCCATCTGCTATCCCATCACGCCTTATGGCGAGGGTTACCGCTCGATGATGAGTATGCCCCGGCCGCCCACGGTTTGTGAGCGCGGCAACCAGCGGCCCAGCAACATCGGATACCAGTTCCAAGTGCGGCTGCGGGTCAAAGGCTACTGCCGGGTGCGCGGCCTCATCCTTTACGCGGAGCAACTGGACCGGCAGCTTTACCAGAACCTGGTGTGCGGCGGGCCTTTCACTTGTGCACCCGCCGCAGCCACTACGCAGGGCAATCGGCCGGTGCCCATCCCTCCCGCTCCAGGAACCCTGCCGCCTGTTCCAACGCCGACCTTCTACACCGTGCAGGGCTGGTCCTCGCTGGTGAATCAACTGGTGGGTGCAGGCGCGTGCGACGCTTCGATATTGCCTGCCTGGGATGGGAGCTTCCCGCTGGCCACGACCTGGAACGCCGGGGCTCCGCTGTGGTATTTCACCGGGGCGTCGATTGGCGGACGGAGCGTGTCAGCCGATGAAGCGCCGCATTACCCCAACGGCAACTGGCAGGCCTTTGATACCCCAACCCAGCTTTACTGGGACCCCATCGCCCTCGCGTGGTTTGTGTGGATCGTCTGCAACAACGGCACCGAGCTCTGGTTAGGCAAAGGCAGCACCACCTTGAGCAATCCGCTGGGCGTTTACACCTATCAGAGCGGCACCACTCCGGGCATTGCCACGGTAACCCTTGTCCTCGCATGATATGGCCACGCTCCCTTGCTGCATCAATAGTCCGTGCTTCGATCCGTCCAACCCGATAGCCAACCTCTCGGCCGAGTTGCCGGATGCTGATGTGTTCTTGGGGTTCAACTCCGGTTGGGGTGGCAACACGCCCCCGATTGGTTCGAGCTGGGGAACCCTGGGCTGCACCAGCTTTTGTCAGAGCACCATCAGCCAGGCCGACGCGGACACCTGCGCGGCCAACCAACAGATTGCGTGCACCACTCAGAAAGGAGGGGGCGGAACCGACAACCCTGGCTGGCAAGACCCGGGCGGGAATCCCACTCCGCTCTTCTCCAATCACTCGGAGCACTGTGACATCATCTGTCCAGATGGACTTCCCTTCCGCTTCACAGTCGCGGCCGGTCAATACTCGGCCCTGTCCCAGGCCCAGGCCGATGCCATCGCCCAGAGCCGAGCCTGCACCATTGGACAGTCTGAGCGGCTGTGTCTCAACTCGATTCCCGGCAGCGCCTGTATCGGGCTCAACTACGGAGCCGACATCTACACCGAAGGCGGGACGCTGCCTATCAGCTTCTCCATCGTCAGCGGCTCGATTCCCACCGGCATGTCCTTTGGGGCCATCAGCGCCTACGCTTGTGAGATTGCGGGGATTCCCACGACGCCAGGCAACTACAGCTTCACGGTGCGGGCAGTCGACCGGTTCGGGGTATTCATGGTGAAGAGCTACAGCATCACTGTGCTGGGGGTAGTGGGCGGGTTGCCGGGCGCTCAGCTCAACAAGGCCTACAGCTACCAAATTCCAGTCACTGGCGGCACTGGTCCCTTTGTTATTGGGGTGCCTTCAGGCAGCCTTCCTACCGGAGTGTCGGTGGGTTCCTCTGGACTCATCAGCGGCACGCCCACCACGCAGGGGACCTATACCTTCCAGGTGTCCATACTGGATACGGCCACTGGTTTTACCTGCTACCAAAACCTAAGCATCACCGTCACCTCTAGCTGTCCGGATTGGAGCCAAGTGACCTACGCGCCAGTGCTGAGCTTTGGCAATCAGACTCACAGTTTTGTGGGCGGCACCATCGCCCTGTCCCTGGTAAGCCCGGGACCGGGGTTTGTGGGTGGAAGCGACTCGACCGACGACGGCATCGGAACACTCCTCTACACCGGGCCTGGTTGTAACGGCAAGATTACCTTCACCGTCGGGGCATTCACGGCGGGCGTGTTCAACGATTCCGGGTTCAAGATTTTGCAGGACGGAGTTCCGCTGGTGGAGGTCAATACCGGCGCGCTGCCAGCCGGTCCGGGAGTGTATGTCTCCACCTTCACGGTGGCGGCAGGCACCAACTCAGTCATCACCATCGAGCCCCTGGCTCAGATTGTGTTTCCGCCCCGGGCCTGGATTTACACCAACGGGGCATTCCCGGGCAACCTCAACTGGACGGCTGTGATCGCCAACGCTTAAACCCAAGGACATCGACCATGCAGCGAACCCGCTTATACGACTGCCGCATCTCAGGACTGCCTGAGTCGGTGGGACTGTGCAACTCCGACCTGAACGGCACAGCCGCGGTGGTCAACGCCGCCCAACGCCGCTTGCTCTACTGCAAGGAAGCGGGAGAGGAGAGCTGGTGGGGGACCTTTGCCGAGATTCGGTTTGTGCTCTCGCGCGCTCAACCCTACGTCACGTTCGACCGCGATGTGGCGCGCCTGGAACTGGTCGACGTATGCGATTACCCGGTGGATGTGAACAACCAGTTCGCTGAATACCTGCGGTTTGGAAACGGCCGGATGCCCAAGCTCTTTCGGCAGACTAACCGCAACGCTTTCGCACCCCAGGTCTACACCCGCAACAATGTGCCCACGATGGTGGACCTCTCGGGGACCGGCCAGTATATCCGGGCCTACTACACCGACAGCTCGGATGCAGGCAAGCGCGTCCTTATCCAAGGCTTGGACAGCAACAACAACGTGGTCTACAGCCAGGACGGGCTCAACCGGGCGGTGGGCCAGTTCGAGGCCTTGAGCAGTCCCTTTGTGCAATGGCCCATGACCTTCAACAGCATCACCGGCATCCAGAAGGATGTGACCAATTACCCGGTGCAAATCTTCCAGGTCGACCCGGCCACCGGAGCGCAGGTGCTCCTGGCCACCATGCAGCCCACCGAAACCACGGCCTGGTATCGGCGCTATTACTTCCACAACCTGCCCTGCAACTGTTGCAGCCAGGTCTGCCTCAATCCCTGCTCGCCTACCGTCCCTGCGCCCAGTGTGGTAGTCACCGCCATCGTGAAGCTGGAGTTTAATCCGGTCATAGCAGACACCGACTACTGCCTTATTGGCAACGTCGAGGCGCTCAAGGAAGAGGCGATGGCTGTGCGTTACTCGACGATGGACAGCGCCCAGTCCAAACAACTGGAAGCCATCAAGCATCGCAACGCGGTGCGCTACCTCAACGGGGAACTGACCCATTACCTGGGCAAGGACACCCCCGCCACCAACCTGGCCGTCTTTGGCTCGGCCAAGCTGGAGCGACGGATGATCGGCAACATGCTTTGATTTATGCCTAACGGACGAATTGACACCACCACGCGCGGCGGCGGAACTACAGCACTGACTGGAGGCGCAGCGGGACTGCCTGGCACCGCTCCACAAAGCGGCACCGGCCTGGGTCTGGTGCCAACCGTGCCCAGTCCTATCGGCACGCAGGGCGAAGCTATCTCCGGGAATATGGGAAACCTGGCCAGCCTGTATGGTCTGACCGGTTCCCTCAACACCAACATCGCGCAGCAGGCCGCTCTGCCCTTCCAGCTCAACCTGCCCAACTACGGGGCGATGACGGGTGAATCTTCCAACAACATTTTGTCCCAGCTCAAAGGCCAGGTGCCCAGCGATGTGGTCAACCAGCTCGCCCAACTCTCAGCCGAGCGCGGGGTAGCCAACGGCATCTCCGGTTCACCCGACGCCAACACGGCCTTACTGGCGGCCTTGGGCAAGACCTCGATGGGATTGCAGCAGCAGGGGGAACAGAACCTCACCGCCGCCATGCAGCGCACTCCGACCGGTCAGCAGTTCAACCCGGCGAGCTTCCTGGTCAACCCAGCCCAGATGCAGGACGCGCAGTATATGGCCAGCCTGTATGCCGCCGCACCCAACCCCAACGATGTGGCCAGTGCGGGGATTAGCGCCGCCAAATCAGGACTGGGTGCGGGCATGAGTTACGGTGGCGGGTTCAACCGGGGAACACCTGGCGTTGGCACCGACGCTCTGGGCTTTCCCTCCGTCAACATGAACGGCGGTCTGCCTGCCGATATCGCCTACGGTCCGACCGGCACTCCCATGCCCAACAGTGAGAATGGCGCGGCCTGGAATTCGTGGAACCAGGGACAAGCCTGGAACACCAACGCCCAGGCCAACGACAATTACACGGCTGACTTCGAGGACCAGTTCTGGGGCAACGGCAGCCAGAACGTGCCTGACTTCCAAACCGGGATGGCTCCTACCGCCGACTCCGGTTCGGGTGATTTCTTCTCCGGTGGTGATATGTTCTCCGACTACTAAGACTTATGGCATACCCAATGGCTCCGTGGATTCGTCCCGCCAATGATTTGGGCGAGGATTACCTGGGTGGACTGCGCGCGGGCGCGGAGATTGCCCATCAGAAAGCCGCCCTGGAACAACAGGCCGGGCTGCACGCCATGGAGCTGAGCTTGAAGCAACAGCAGATGGCTCGGGAGAATGCCATCGAGCAACAGAAGCTGGAGGTCACCAAGGCCTATCACACCCAGCAGACCCAGCTCATGAGCCAACGGCTGGAGCAGGCCCAGCAGGTGGCCAACCTCAAGACCCAGGAAGCGGCGCGCCGCTTTGCCGCCACCCAGGCTTACCAGAAGGATTTGCAGGGCGGCATGTCCCCGTTAGACGCCATCATGCGCAACTTCCCCGGCACCGACGAGAGCATGACTGGCTACGGCCAACTAGCTCGCATGATGCAGGGTGACAAAAAGCCGGTGCCCCCGCCCTCCGTGGAGAATGTCCAAGTGGGTGACCGTTCCATTCCCTACCTCAAAATCCCCGAGGCCAACGGTGGCTACCGGATGCAGGCGGTCCATGAGCAGGGTCGGGATGTGCAGAACGACGCCATGATTCGGATGCGCGTGCGGGAACTGGAACGCAAGCGGGACAAGCTGGAAGCCAACATCACGGCCAACTTCGCCCAGTTCGACGGCATGGACGCCGAAGCGATCAAGAAACTCGGTGCTGGTGGAAAGCAACAGTACAACCAATACCTGGCTCGCAAGAAAGCCATGGAAGGATTGGACCGCCAGATTGACCAGCTCTACCTCGGTGAAACTGGAGGTGCTGCCGGTGGCAACGGGGCGGGTGCTCCCGAAGAGGGCCCTACCGAAGAATCCCAGGCCAGTGCCGAGCGCGGCAATCTGCCCAAGGGAAGTGGATTTAAGATTCTGGCGGTGGACGGCAAGCCGCGCGTGGCTGCCCCTGCCGCTGCTCCAATAGCTGCCGCTGCCCCAGTGGATGAGCCTGCGGCTTTTGGTCCGGGAATGATGATTGGTCAGCGTCGACCACCCCAAACCCAGGCCCCCGTCAGCACTGGACCCGGGGAACCCTTCATGGCGCGACGACCGGATGTGGCCAAGCCTCAGCCCCCGCCCGCGTTGCTGGGACCGGCAGCCCCGCTCTTTAATGGCCAGGTCATCAGCGACAAGCAGTATAACGATTTCCGTCAGCAGCTCCTCGGATTGTCCGAGCCGGAGCTCTTCAACGCCGCCAAACGGATCGGTATGCCCGGGGTCAGTTACAATGATGACCAGAACAAGTTCTATGTTCGGGGCTCAGGGTTTAGTGGTGGCAAGGACGACTTCATCGACGAGCTATCCACTTATGCCCGGGAGCAAAACCTTGACCCGCTACGCTAATGCCAGTCTACGACGTTCAGCTATCCGACGGTCGCCGCGTCAGTGTGGAAGGCGAGCATGAGCCAACCGAGCAAGACGTTCTGGATTCACTCGGAGGGGAGTCTCCTGAGACTGAACATTCAGCCCTCGGCACCGCCGCCCGCTCGGCTGCCCTGGGCGTGGCTCCGGGCGCTGCGGCTGCCGCTGCGTTCATGCCTGGCATGGGAGTGGGTGCGGCTCTCGGCTCGGCGGTCCCTGTTGTGGGAACCGGCATCGGCGGATTGGTTGGCGGCATCGTGGCCTCGGGGTCGGCGGCATTAGCCACTGAGTTTGGCCAACGCAAGGTCCTGGAGAAGGTCGCGCCGCAGTTCCTCAAGGACACCGAGGAAGCCCGAAAGCAGCACCCGATTGCCGGTGCGGTGGGTGATATCGCCTCAGCCCTTCCGTCCTTCGAGTTCGCACCTGGTCAGAGCATTCGAGCGGTGGCGCAGATTCCAAAGTTCCTGCGCGGAGAAGCCAATCAGTTAGAAGAGAAAGCTGTGCGCGGTTTGGCTGCCCAGGTCGGCACGCAGTTGGGTGTGCAGACGGCCCAGACCGGTCTCATCGAGCAACGCTTGCCCACCCCGGGTGAGCTGCTGGAGTCGGCCGCTACAGCCGCATTACTGGGTCATCCCCGGTTCAACGCCCCAGTGCCTGCGTTCTTGAAGCGTGGAGCTGCGGCCAAGCCTGGTGTGGGTGGTAAGGAAACTGCCACGGAGACCGCACCAGAAACAGGCCAGCCGAAGGTGGAGGAGCCTGCTGATGTTCCTCGGTTCAGCCGCACGGCCACCGGGGAATGGCGACTGCATTTGGGTGGGGAGATGGAGAGCGGATTTGAGAGCAAGGAAGAGGCTACTCATGCCGCCAACGAAATCCTGGCGGGTCGCCGCGAGCTCGCTCCCGACAAGGAAGAGCCGTTTCCAAGTGTCGAGCCCGAGAAGAAGCCCGAATCCAAAGCGTCCGAGCCTGACATCGTGGATGAGATGGAACGCCTGGCCATTGATGAGGGCGAAGCTCAAGGCGCACCCATCACCAAGGTGGGCGAAAAACCACCGGAAGGTGAGTCCGAGGTCAACGTGCCCTGGGGTGGTGGCCGATTCTTCCTGCGGGCCAATGGCTCCGGTGCCGACCTGCACTCGGGCAACTTCCGTTCCTGGGTCATGGACCTGTTGGGCAAAGGCCTGAGCAAGGAACAGATTTCTGAGGCGGTGCGCTCACGTGTGGGTGAGGAGCGGTTCCACAACGAGGTGATGAAGCGCCTCTCCAAAGAGGAGCTGCGTCAGTACTGGGACAGCCTGACCGGTTGGGAGAAGCAGCTCGAAAACCACATCTACATGGGAGACCGGTTTGGTCACCCGGATGTGACGCCCGAGATGAGCGCGCATGAGGCCATCCGTCGGCGCTTGCAGCAGGCTTACGGAATGACAGTCAGTGAGTTTGCCGAGACTGTGGGCCGGGAGCGGGTCACGCTCAAGGCCCTGGACTTCATCGGCAAGATGCTGCGCAAGACCCGGGAAACCTTCGGCACCGAAGCGAGCCTCAACCAGCGGTCGCTCTTTGAGAAGGCCACCAAGAACATCGAGTATGCCAAGAGTGTGATTGGCAAGCAGGACCAGCCTGCCGCCATGCAGCGCAGTTCCGAGGAGCGCAAGGCGGACCGCAAACGCTACGAGGATATCCTGGCGGAAGTGAAGGGCTACAACGCCAAGCGCGAGTGGCCGCCCCTGCCGCTCATGCAGGAATGGGAGACTCTCAAGAACAAGTATGGTGGGATGCCCCCGCCTGAATCCGACGCTCCTGCCGCCGCCCGGCGCAAGCCCCTGACTGAGGAGGAGGAGTCCATCGAGATGCTCAAGGCCGCCAAGGCCCACATGAAGTTTCTCGATACTCAGTACGTCAAAAACGCCAGCGAGAACCGCGAGGCCAGGTCCAACCTGACTAATGCCTGGCGTCGAGCGATGGCGGCCAAGGCGGGTGTGCCCTACACCGGGGATGAGCCACCGGCTGCGATGCGGCGCGGCAAGAAGGACCCCAACCAGGAGGACTTCTTCAAGGGCACACCGCTCAAGGCCAGCGACCAGCCCGATTTCAAGCCGGTTCCAAAAGAGGAGCGCGGAGCCCCGGATATCACCGGCCAGAAACTCACGCCGGAACAGCTCTACGGAGTGGCGCAAAAGATTTACAGTGACCCGGGCCAGGAGAAGGATTTCAAAACCTTCCACGATTGGCTCAAGCGCAACGTGGGTCCAAGTGTAACCAGTAAGGGTGCACTTCAAATCTGGGCCGATGTGGTCGCCGCCGATGTGCTGACGGCTCCCGGAGCCAAGCTCAATGAGCTGGTTGAATCCCTGGGCCTGGAGCACAAGGTCTACCCCTTCAAGCGCGTCTCGACCAAGACCCTCACGCCCATCCCGCAGAAGCCCGGAGCCCCCAAGGCTGAAGGCACGGTTTATACCCGGGTGGAGATTCCCGATGAGACCGCCCCGCCGCCTGACCCGCGCGACCTGCCGCTCCTGGCCGCCATCCGCATCAAGGAATCCATTCCGCGCGACCAGTTCAAAACTGATGAGGAGTGGACTGCGGCCGTGGAAAAGACGCTGGAGCAAAAGCGCCGCGAGTGGTTGAAGGGCATGAAGCCCGAGGACCGCGACGCCATCATCGGCGCGCGCGAGCGCATCATGAAGGGGCGCAAGCTGCGGGACAAAGCCCTGAGTGCCATCTACCAGAAGTTGGTCATCGACCCGGACCGACCGGCCTTTGAGCTCACACCCAGCGATGTGAATGTGGATGACCTGGCCTGGTCCAATCCCAACACCAAGGAAGGTGTGTGGCGCACCATCCGGCCGGATGAACGGCGCAACATCGACAAGATGCGCGCCATCGTTTCGGATGAGGCCCGGCGCTTCAACTTCGACCCGGTCTCCCACAGCCGCCGCCTGCTGGTGTTGAAGAACAAGAACACCGATGAGATTGCCCTGGTCTCGGCCTATCCCCATGGCCGCAGCGACATCAACGTGGTGGAACCGGCTGGTGGCACTGGTGTGAAGGGCAAGCCCTACGTGCGGCTCTCCAGCATCTGGCACACCTGGGAGCCCATCATCTCGCCCCTGCGCAGCGAGCCCACGTTCGGGTTCCGAAAGAACTTCCGCAACATCGAGGAGTTTAACCGTTACCTGGGCAAAGACGCCGCCCGTTCGGCGGTGGACCCGGGCTTTGAACTGACTGCCGCCAACGAAGGCAAGACCTGGGACGATGTGCCTGAGTGGATTGCCCAGGCCTACGAGGAAGCCCCTCGCCAGCACGATGTCGAGACTGGCACCGAAGGCCCGATGGCTCTGGACCAGCAGATGCAGCGCGGCTACGAGGGTAAGGAAGCGCCTGAGGAAGAGACCTCGTTCCGCCCCGGCACCCGCGTGATGGAAGGTGAAGGCGGTAGCTTCATGGGACCGGCTGCGGGCCAGTTCAAGACCCGGGCCGGGCAACTGCGCAAGAACGCGCCACTCTCCGGCGCTGAGGTGATGGCCCTGACCGATTGGCTCCTGGACCCCCAACAGTGGGAGAGCACCAAGGTCCATGTGACCGACGATTTCAAGATGACCAATCGCCAGGAAATGGCCGAGGCCGTCTCGCAGTTGATTGAGTTGGCCAGGACCGACCGGCTCAAGCCCCGCCAGTGGAACGCCGTGTCGGCGCTGCGCAAGGCGGCCGCCGAGCAATACCGGCGCGACAAGATTGAGTTCAAGCAAATGCTCCAGGAGGAGCGGGCCTCCCTCAAGGATGTGCCCAAGGAAGATCGGCAGCGGTATCTGGAACACCTTTATGAAAAGTATGAGCCAACCCCGGCCAAGTCCGCAGCCTCCGCTCTCGATGCGCTCTGGGATGCGGCCCAAAACTTCCAGGCCAGCAAAGCCTCGGACTTCATCGCCGCAACACTGGGGCGATTTACCCGACCAGCTCGCCCAACTGGACAGCCTACCATTGCCCAAGTTCTCGAAGCTAAGGCAAGCAAGGGCGTCAGCCGGGAGCTCACCGCGCCCGAAAAAATCCGCGAGCCGGTAACTCGATTTCCGTTGCCCCGGACCGCACACCAGACCGAGCCGACTCCTTCCCAGATCCTCAGTCCGGAAGCTGCGGCCTTTGCTGAACAGCAGGCAGCAGCCATGCACCCGTATGATCCGAATTCGCCCAAGCCAGGCGGGGAATTCACCACGCCCTCCGGGAAGGGCAAGGTCATGCGCTACCGCACCATTCCGGAGCACGATGTCATCGACCGGAAGTTCGAGGTCAACAAGGACACCGGCCAGATTGAGGTGACAGAGGTCAGCCGCAGAGTCGCTGCTCGCCGTGAAGTTGGTCCGGCCGCCATGCTGCGCAGCACGCCCGAGGTGCAGAAGGCCATGGACGAGCTGCGCATCCAGCGCGACAAGCTCATCGCCCCCATCACCCGTTCGGCGACCAACCAGGAAATCAACGCCACGATGGACGGGGCTGACCGAATGACCGAGCGGTATGCCAATGCCAGTGCCAACAACGTGCGCCTAGCCAGTGCTGGTCAACAGGCGGGCAAGAAGCAAACCCTCTGGCAGAAGTTCAAGGGTGGACCCACTGAGGCACCGGAAGCCAAGATGGTGCGCCGTTCAGCCAAGGCGGTGGTTGCCGCCTACCAGGCCGCGGAGGACGCGGAATGGCGCAGGGTGGCCGGTGAGTGGGCTCGTATCCGCGAAGAGAAGGCTGAGGCGAAACGCAAGCATCGGGCCTACGATTTGCCCAAGGAAAAGGAGCCTGCCTTTGTGCCGCCCACCTCCATCAGCGGCGAGCACTTCGATGCGCTCATGCTCCACGTGGAGAAGGGCATCACTAAGGCCAACGAAATGATGGCCAGCCCCAACTACTCCACGCGCTGGGTGGGTCGCAAGTATCTCAAGGCCGCCAATTTGCTGCGCGAGGAAGTGACCTATGCCCGGGAGCATTACCAGGACCCGGAGATGACCGATACAGTCAACGTCTACAACAAAACGCTGGCTGACCACCTGGACTTCATGCACGCCAACGGCATCGACATTGCCGGGCGCGACCATTATGTGCCGGGCCGTTACGACGGGGAAATCTGGAATGACAACATCATCACCTGGGGCGACCTGAGAGTGCTGGGCACCAAATACCGGATGCCCAAGAGCTTTCGCAATTACTACGAAGCCATCGCCGCTGGACCTTACATGGCCGTCAACGGAGATGTGGCTGACCTGGCGCAACACTCCCTGGCTACCGGGATGCGGTTGGTTCAGCGCGACATCTGGCTGGATAGCCTCAAGGGTGTGGTCGACCCGGACAGTAAAAAGCCGGTGGGCGTGGAGCCGACCTGGAGCAAGAAACCATTCAGTGTGAAGAACCCCGACAGCGGGGAAATGGAGACCCACATCGGCTGGACCTGGTCGGTGCCCAAAAACCACCAGGACTACACGCTCGTCGAGACCACTCCCGGAGCCAAACCGGTGGCGGTGCGCAACGGTTACGTGGGAATTGTTAAGAGTTGCCTGGCCAAGAGCTCCATCCGTGACATGCCGGTCGGGCGGCAGGCCCTGATGCTCTCCCAGATGGTGAAGCACGGCCTGGTGCTGGTGTTGGACACCTTCCACCCGGGCCGACTCTTGCAGTACGGCACCGCACTTTCCGGCAAGAACCTCTGGGGTGTGGATGTGGGCTGGCGCGGCGGGCACAGCGCCCTGACCTACACCAAGGAAGGGCTGGAGCGAGCGGTGCGCCTGGGCATCATTGCCAAGGAGGACGCGGCTTGGGCCATGGCTCCCGTCAAAGCGTATGACCAGGGCCGCATCATCACCACCAACCGGATGGCGCTGCTCAACCTGGCCCTGAGCAAAGGACTCAACGCCACGCAGCCGGGTGATGTGCTTTACCGCAACGCCATCCAGCGCATCCCGGGCATCGGCAAGCACTGGAACGCGCTCCTGGAGCCCATCAACAAGTGGACCTTCGACAAGATTACGCCCGGCCTGGTGGCCGAATCCTTCATCCGGAACTTTGAGCGGATGAATCCCAAGAACAAGCACCTGTCGATGGACACGATGATGCGCGAGGTCATCCGGGATATGAATGTCTACTACGGAAATATGGGGCGGCAGGGTATTTTCAAGAATCCAACCTTCCGGGACATTGCCCAGATATTCGTCTTAGCACCCCTATGGCAAGAGGGACTTATCGGCAAGGAGTTGAGGGCATTGTCACGTGCGACCGGGGCCTCTTGGGCACTGGGTCGCCGCGGCCTGGGCGCGGAGACTTACTTCGGGCCCCTGAGCCGGGGGCTCTTCCGAGGCCTGGCCGCGTATTTTGCCGCTACCCAAGCCATCAACCTGGTCAGCCGGGGACACTTCACCTGGCAGAACGAGGAGGACGACCACAAGCTGGACGCCTTCATTCCGTCGAGCTCAGGCAAGCCCGGCGAAGGCGTGTGGCTCTCGCCCTTGAGCGTGTTCGGGGAAGTGACCCACGACCTGATCCGGCTGGGTGAGACCAAGCCGACAACGTGGAACGCGCTGACGCAGTTTGGGGAGAACAAGATGGGGCCGCTGGGCCGGGTCTCGCGCATTCTGCGGGAGGGCAAGAGCCCGCAAGGCGATGTGCTAACCAGCACCGGCAGCGTGCTAAAGGCGGCAGGCAAAGAGTTCATTCCCCCGCCCATCTCGCTGGGTGTTCCGGCCCGCTCCATCGCTCACGCCATCGCGCCGCAGTCCATCGGTCCCAACCGTCCGGGACAGGAAATGCAACGGATGCTGGGCTCAGTGGGTGTGAAGGTCCAGACCAGCAACACGCAGGAGCAACAGGTGCGCAGGCTGGCGGATAACTTTGTGAAGAAGGAAGGGCTCAAGATGGAGCCGATGGTCTTTACTCCGACCGAGGAAGCCAGCTATGCCAAGCTGCGGGCGTCGGTGCGCAACGGAGACTTCTCCAGTGCCACATCGCTCTTGCAGCAACTGCGGCAGCACCGCACCGACGCCCAGATTTTGAGAGCGATGAAGCAATCATCGCAGCGTCCTTTCACCGGCAGTAAGGCCAATGAACGGATGTTTTTGTTCAGTCTTAATGACCATGAGTTGGAGCGTTACTATCAGGCGAACCTGCAACGCTCGGAGAACTACCACGACTTTCTCCAGTGGTTCCTAACGCAATGACCTCCACCTCGGTGCGCTCGTAGCGGGCCTCGCTGACCTGCACCTGCTTTACTTCGAGGTCGAGCCACGCCGTCGAATCTTCGTATATGACGCCAGCGTAGCGCAGAGCGTCGATAATGTATTTGACCCAAACCCCATCTCGGTCCACGCATCTGCGGCGGTAACTCGCAATGCGCACAAGACAGCGCACTGGGTCAGCAACCTTTCTCGGGACCTCTCCCAGGGGTTGAGGGTGAGGATGTGATTGGTGCTGGGCAGCGGGTGCCACACCACGATTTTGAGATGGTGGCTTGGACCATTCTCCTTTGGAGTTTTGGACAAATCCACGAGCTTTGAGCCAGTCATCGGTCAGCATCCGGTTGGTTCCACAGTGAAGCATTGATGAACCCGTCCAGCAACTCCCGAGTCCCGCCCAGTTGCAGGAACTGGCGCAGGTCTTTGCAGGGCAGCGTGACGATGCAGCTTGGCACTCCCAGGTGGTTGGCCAGCATTTGTGCACCCCGCGTTCCGGGGTTGTCGTTGTCTGCGATGATGGCCGCGCGGCGAACGTGCTGGCGAGCAAAGCAGGTGCGCAGGTCGTTCATGCCGCCTGAGCAGGAGGGTCGACCCACCGTGTAATAGCCCAGGTCCAATCCGGCCGCCGTGTCCGTCGGACCCTCGGCCACCAACGCCAGGGGCGGGACCAATTCGGTGGCAGGCAGGAAGCAGCCCTGGTGCGAACCGCGCACAGCCCACTTGTCCCCCTTGGTGTTGCGCAGCCGGATGCCCACGACGTTGTCATAGCCATCCTTCATAGGGAAAGCCCATGCCCGGTGTTCCTCCGCATAGGCAATTTCAAGACGCGACAGGCTGGATAGACTCAACCCGAGCTGCTCGGTCAGGGCCTGGGTCCATTGCCGGTTGGTCCGTGCTCGCCACCTGGATAGTAGTTCCGTGCAGTTGATGCTCGGGGCTGGGGCTGGCTTGGGGGAGGGCAGGGTTAGCCGGTCCTGCGGTTCCCCCAGCCGGTGAATCCACCCCGTTTCCCCCGACTTGAGGAGCTTGGGTTTCTGGCTTTCCACCCTCATGCAGATGGTCGCTGACCCGTCCTGCGTCACCACGCACCAACTGTCCTTCTTGCACACCGGGCAGCGATTCGCTCGGGTCACTCTGATCCAGCGTGTAGAAGAGCTCGGGCTGTAGTTTTGCATGGTTTAGAAGCGTGGTGAAGGACATCCGCCATTCATACCGGCCGCGCTTGCGCCGCACGTAGATTCCATCCTTGCGCATCTCGATGGTGAAGTCACGGCCCTCAAACTCCATCTTGCGCCGACCAAACACAGTTCGTTCATACTTGCTCATTTGTCCCTTTCAGTGGTTCTTGTTTTTTGTTCCATCCTTCCTTCTCGGCAATCTTACCGATGATGGCCCGAGCTTGTTGGAAGGAAAATCGATCCGGGTTATAGCCCCGCTTGAGCAGGACCTTGCGCATCCCCTCCGACAGGGGTTTGCCCATGCGCGGCAGCCAGTGTTGCGCCGGGCCGGTGCCGCCGTGGCCGAAGGCATCGACCGCGCGCTGCGTGTAGTCGCTCCGGGCGTAGAGTTTGACCCGGCGCGCCTCCTCGTTCTGCTGGCGCTTGAGCGCCGCGGCCTTGGCTTCCTTGACCATGTCGGCTTCGGTGGCGTTGAGTTTGCGGCAGACCCGGAAGGGAACGCCGGTCTTGAGCGCGTCAGCCATGGTCCGGGTGATGACGGTCTCTTTGCGTCCACCGGAGAGAATGTCCAGGGCGGTGACCAGCTTGTGTCGGCCGCTGTTGCCCACGTAATCCACGATGCGGCAAAAGGGCTTGGGGCTACCGGCAATGGCGCGCAGTCGTTCCTCCACGCTGGCCAGTCCGTCGACCAGTCCGGGCAGGGGCCGGGTGCTGCGCCCCACCATCTGCGTGTAAAGGGAGCGGCTCTTGGTGGGCCGAGCCATGAAGATGATGTGCACTCCCGGGTCGTCGAACCCTTCGGTCAGTACCCCGCAGTTCATTACGATGGCGGTGTGACCTTTGCGGAACCGCTGGAGCATGGACTTGCGCTCTTCGGGGTCGGTCTTTCCGCAGACCCACTCGGCGATGTTGGGTATGACGCGGTTGAAAATGTTGCAGCACATTTCGGCTTGAGCCACCGAAGCGGTGAACATGATGGAGCGGCGCGGGATGCCGCGTTCGACGGAGACTTTGCTGGAGAGGAATTCGCCCCACTTTACCGGCTCCACCTGGGACAAGGTCCGGGGTTCAAGCCCGAACATGACCTCTAACGAGGGCTGGCATACGCCCTGGATATTCTTCTCAGCCTCCATGACGGCGGCCAGTTCGTTCTGCGCCAGGTCCCCGGCGATGGTCTTGATGTGGGAGAAGTCCAGGGAGGTGACCCGGCAAAACTGCTGCGTCACATCGACCAGCCAGCCCTCACCTACGGCATCGAGAATGTCATACTTGAAAGCCGTGGAGCCAAAGATGTGGCCCAGCTTCTGACCGTCGGCGCGGTCGCCGGTGGCGGTTACTCCCAGCACCCGAATCTTGGGGTTGCGCCTGAAGTATTCGATGACCTTGGTGTAGCTCTCTGCGGCGCTGTGGTGGCACTCGTCGATGACGACCAGCCCGAAGTCATCCGGGTTGAACCGGTGCAGCCGCTTGATGTCCTTGCCCGAGCGCAGGGTTTGGATGGTGGCAATCACGACCGGGGTGCGGTGGAAGAGACTGGTGTTGGCGCTCATGTGGGCCATCTCGATTTCGCAGGGCAACTGGGCCCATTGCTCAATCTTGTCCCGGGCTTGGAAGATGATTTCCCGGCGCTCAGCCAGGACCAAGGTTCGGGCCGGTTGCATCCGGCGTATCACCTCAGCGAAGATGACCGTCTTGCCCGAACCTGTAGCAGCGAGCACAAGAGTGCCCAGGTGCTTTTGCCATTCGCTGAAGATGGCGTCGACGCAGCGGGATTGGTAATCGCGTAGGCTCATTTTTGAAGTTTGGCCGCCCGCTCCCGAATGGCTTTGACCTGTTCGGGCAGGAGGCGGTCGTGTTGTTCTTTGCTCATAAAACCGGTGCTGTTACAGGATTGACAGACCCCGTCACTGACCCGGGAAAACCAGCCGTTGCAGGTGCCGCACACGCAATAGAGCTGGGCCTTGGCGACACAGTGATAGGCTGCTTTCAGGTCATCGACGATGCTCTGGTCTAACTTCATGGCCAGGGGGTCCATGGCTTCCCAGCCTTTCTCGATGACCCGGCGCAGGCCGCTGATTTCGTTCTTGAGGGTGTTGAGTTCCTTGCGGCGTTTCCAAATGTCATGCAGGTGTTCAGGCACGATAAATCCGGTGTCGTCGCGCAGGTCCCCTTCGGGGGCGGGTTCGGTGGTGGCTTCCACTTCGGTGGTGGCCACTTTCTCGGCCAGCTTGGTGGCCTCGGTGCGGAGCATTCGGTCGATGGACTTAACCGGACGCCAGGGGATGTTGATTTCGCACCATTTCTCCCAGGTCATGTGGTCTTGCAGGTAGTCCTGCTTGACCCGGATTTCGTAGAGCGCCTCGGTCCAGAGTTTGACGCTCTGGTTGTAGGTGTTGACGATGAGTTTGTTCTTAGCGTAACGCTTGGTTTCCTCCGGGGTGAAGCTGCGGGCGATGGTAGTCATAGGTTCCGAGACGAAAACGCCCTGCCTCCGGGTGTGCACCAGACTCAGCCAAGAAGGGCTGAAATTCAGGAACCGGAGACAGGGCAAAGGTGTTTGCGTCCTGGTGCACAACGCGATTGTGCCAGAACGCAAACAGGTGTCAACTACCCCTTCGGCAGGCGTAGATAATCAGGCCAATAACGGCCACAACAATGAGCAGCCCGATGATGGTGCCGGTCATTTGATTTTGTGCAGCTCACAGGCCGCATTGTGGAAGGACTTGAACTGCTCCATGAGCAGCGTGACCACGAATGGCGCGGCCAAACTCAGCTCCTCCAGGGTTGCCTTGGGGTCGTCCAGGCTGCCAACGCTGTGCATGGTGGCCAGGATTTGAGCCTCGGTAACCGTCGGCTTGGTGCTCTCCAGGAGGAACCGGACCATTTTGAGGGGTGTGATGTCCTCTTTAGAGGCTGGTTCCTGCTTAGGATTAGCGGTTTTCCCGGGGTTTGAGGCCTCGGGCCCTGTCTTGGGGGACTCTGGAGCCTTCGACGCCTCCTGGGGGCTTTTACCCATGTCCAGGTCGTCTTTAGGATCGGCAATTTTTGCCGGTGGTTGAGGGTCGATGCCCAACCCCTGTTTGAGCAGGAAGAGCCCGTCCCGGAGTTGGGTGGAGTTCATGGACTCGACGGCCGTCCAGGAACGGGTGCCGAAGTACTGCGCCAGGACTCCCGCTTTGGCTTTCTTCTCCTCGGCCGATTGGCCGGGGTAACGCTCGATGATGGCCCCCTGGATTTCCTCGCAGAGGATGGTCCTGGCCTTGCGCTCGCGGGACCATTCGATGTCGCCTTCCTCGGAGACCGGCATGGCGTTGACGGCGGTGGCGACCTGGGAGTGAACCCCGGGCTTGAGCATGGTCAGGTGAGGACCAAACGCATTGAACACCGCCTGCATTTCTTCGGCGTGGTCCTTGCCCTTGCGGAACTGGAACACCGAACCGTCGATGACGCCGAACCTGTCCTTGAGGATGGTGGCGGTGCGGATCTGGCGGAATCCCCCGTCGCGGACGGGCTCCTGCTCGACTTCCATCTGGACCAGGAGTGAGGGCTCAAAGCCAAACTCGCCTTCGGTTTTCATTTTGATACCGGTCTTGTTGAGCTCATTGCGCCCGGTCTCCTCGTTCTTGGTCATGTCATACTCGTAACCGGCACGACCGCAGATGATGATGTGCAGCGGACTGTTCAGGTAAAAGTCCGTCCATTTAGCCCACTGAGTTTTGAGCGGGCCCCAGTCAGCGAACTCCAGCCGCGAGCGCGGTGGCCGTTGCCTGCGGGCGTTGTTTTCGTTGATGCCTGCCAGGTAGCAGTCGCAGAGGTTGCGCCAGAAGTGAGTCATGCTGTCTGCCACCAGCACGCTGACTCCTTCCTTCACGCAGTCTTGGCCCAGGGAGACCAGTTGGTCGAAGTCCCGGGTGCGGTCCCCTACCAGCTCCAGGCCGGTGAGTTCTTGTGCCAGTGGAGCCACATACGCGGTGGCGTTTTCACTGTCGATGAGGGCAATGGGGCCCTTGAGTCCGAACTGCTTTCGGATCGCGGCGGCCAAGAGGACCGCGGTGTAGGTTTTGCCGGAGCCCTGGAATCCCAGGAAGCCAGCTTTCAGGAGGCCTTGACCTCCACCGAGTTTTTTAAGTGCCATGTTTTTCTGTGTTTTGGTTGATGTCGAGCAGCGCCCGGTCGGCGTTTTCGAGCGCCTTCTTGGATTGCTGCATATAAACGTCCAGGTGGGACACTCTTTGTCCCAGGATTTGGAAGTTGAGTCTGAGCGCAGCCTCAATGTCCTCGCGGTCCTTGAGCCTGCCTGCCAACGCCAGTCCGACAATGCGAAACTCGCTCGCGTTGAAGGTGACTGTGTAGCTGGGAGAGAAGTCAGTGTGCGGCATTGGTGTTTGGTTTTTACCGCATTGACCGAAGTGTTTCTGATTCCATTTCTCCAGCCTCCCTGACTGCGCGCAGCAGATCGTGAGCGAGGTGCCAGGTTTCCAGGATGAGTTCCCGGTCCCGGGCCTCGATGTTGTCCCAGCCGTGGACGACGTTCCACAAGTCCGGGATTTGGATTTTGGAAACCAAGACGCGGCGTTCTTTGGTGCCGCCCTTGGCGCGAGTGATGTGTTTCATTTGAGTGCGTAGCTGTAGACCTTGATGAGTTCAGGTGTCCAATGACGGCGACCCAATTCCAGGTCGCTGATGTAGGGGGCGGAGTAGCCCATCCGTTTGGCCAAGACGCGCAGGCTGTGCCCGGCTTGGCGGCGCAGGCCGCGCATGTGTAGCCCCAGCCAGATGTCATCGGTCACTTGACCGGTGCCGTGGCACTTGGGGCAGGTTTTAGTTTTTCTGTTCATCGTTTGTCGTGACGACCGAGTGTGACTAGTTCTCCATTTTTCCAACGGGGACGATGCTTGGTTATCTCCACCGCTCCGTACGGGTGACGCCTTAGGAATCCCCTCGCCCAACGCGTGGCAGGCCATCGGCCCCGGATCTTGAGGCAGACATGACGCTCCGGTTTGAAGGGAGAGTAGTCTGCGTAGATCCAGTATGTTGGAAACCACTTAACCAGGAGTCGTTTTATTCTCATGAAAAAGTGCCGCCCACCCGGGAGTGACCCCGAATGGGCGGCGTTGCGCGCCGCGCTCTGGAAGGACAAATGGACCTCACGCCACGCAAGTTCGTTAGTTATTGCGCGGCTTCCCTTCCGGGAATTTGTCGGCCGCATAGGTCAGGTAGTAAGCCAGGTAATCCGGGAGGACCCCCTTGGCTTCTAGTTGCTCGGCCAGCGGCTCCAGAAGTTTCTTGAGCTCGCTGGTGAGTGTGGGCTTGCCGCGGTGCTTATTCATCACCTTGGTCAGTTGCCGGATCTGCTTTTCGGTGAGGATCTCGCGGAGCTTGACTGTTCTCCACGGCTGCTCCTCGCTCACCAGACTTCCTTTCCCAGGATGATGAAGTCGCACAGCACCGTGCCCTTTGGCGCGGGAGAGAGTCCGTAATGGAACAGCCCCCTCCACCATTTGAGGATGTGGTCGAGACTGCCGATGTTGCCCACGATGGTGGTGCTGACCGGGTAGGTCTTGCCCGCCTGCGCTTCGTGAACCCGACATTCGTAATGACCCTTTCGGAACGTGATAGCGTCGGTCAGGTTGTCGAAGGCAAACACCCGGCCGTGCTTGGGTTTGACCGCCACCCCGATGGGATACTCGATCACCAGCTCGCGGGGGAGCTTGCCTGCCATCGCGCTGCGCGGTGGCTGGCTGCGGCCGCTAGTCACGCTGACCACTTTGAATACTTTAGCCATGTTGTTTCTGTCCTTTCAGTTTTAGGTTTTAGGTTTACTCATCCACCCGCACCGTTTTTGGTGTCGGATGGAGAATCTGTACAGGCAGGTGGCGCAAGGTGTCCTGAACCAGAACGGCCAGGTAATCCTTTTCCACCCGCTTGGCAAAGGTGCTGGTGCCATTGGCCCAGCCGTGGCGGTAGCCACCCTTCTTGCCTTCCACGGCCTGAGACTTGCCCAGGGCGTAGTTGATTTCGTTGTTCGTAAATCCGGTGCGTTGCCGGATCTGCGCGTTACTGCGGCCCATCTCCGCCAGAGCTTTGAGCGTGGCTTGCGCCTCGTCATCAAAGGTCCACTTGAGGGGGTGCCGTTTGGGTTTTGTTGATTGTTTCATAATGCTAAGCCAGGACCGAAGGCCGGGCTCCTACCGATTTGACCGTGGTCACCGAGCCGCCCCTGCGCCAGTGATTCCACAGATTGACCGACACGCAGAACATCTCCTCGGGGGAGACCTTCACGATGTTCGTGCTGGCTACGTCGTGTCCGTGAGTTTCCAGATACCGGCGCAGTTGATAGCGCGGGTCGCTTTTGGTTTGCAGTCCCACCCCATTAAAGACCGGGGTCCAGAACTCCTCAGACGCTTTGATGTTCTTGCCAAAGGTGGCCATCATTGCGCCAATGACCGCGGCCCGCTTCACCCACGGAGCCTCGCTGGCGTGCAAGGCCAGGAACCGGCCGCTGATACAGAACAGGTCCGAATAGTTGTTCTGAATCAAACCGCACCAGTCGTTGATGCTCATAGCCCGCTGCTTGCTATCCTTGGGCGCGAAGAACACGCGGAACCCGGAGATGAGCTGATTGATGAGCCCGACCGGAATCCCGTCCACCGCCTTGGTGTCGATGAGCAGCACCCGGCTCAGATGACCTTGAGTGCGCGGGGCACCCCGGTCAAAGGCTGAGTAAAGACCACGCAACTGGTCGGAGTTCTCCACCGAATAAACCATGATGCGGGCTCGCACTTTGAGCGGTTCTTGGCGTTCCGGGACATTGACGCGCATCCAGCAGGTGTGCTGACCGTTGATGCGATATTCCAAGCCTTCGCAGCGTGCGCTGGCCAGGATGATGTTCTGCCACAGGAACCGGCCTGCGGCCCATTCATCGAAGAGGAACTGCACGTGGCGCTCACGCACCGGCCGTTCCCCGTCGAAGGTTTTGAGCTCCAGAAACTCAAAGGCTTTCTCCTTGGTGAAGTCCACCTCGGTGTCGGAGACAACCTTGTATTTGAGCTGCGACGCAAAGCTGGAGCTCTTCTGTTTTACGGGGACCTTAATCTCCCGCTCTTTCTTGGGAGGACTCATTGGCCCCTCACCATGTAGAACCGAGTACCGCAGCAAGGGCACTCGGAGAGTTTGCAGGCCACCGCGTCGGAAGCCTGTTTGGTGGGCACCGCCACTCCATTGGAGGCTGCGGTGATGCTTGCTTGGGTGCGCTGGGCCTTTTTCGCGTAGTAATGCGCTCGCGCCCGGGCCCGCACTTCCTCCGGGGACTGTTTCACGTGCCCGGCCCAGCGCGCTTCGATGGCCTTTTTAGCCCGTTCAGCCAGGGCTGCACCGTAATGGCCCTGCCTGCCCTTGATGCCGTGAGCCATGCGTTTGTGCACGCCCATGCCTTGCTTGAGACCCCGCTCGCTGATAGCGCCGATGACCTTGTCGCAAAGCGGGCACTTGTCAGTGAAGGCGGGATTGGTTACTTTACTCATAGTGTTTGTCCTTTCAGACGCCCGGCCGGGAGTTGTTTCCCGACCGGGCTTTTGGTTTCTGTCGTTAGTCCATCATGCCCGAGTAGCCTCGGTCCTCCATGTCCAGCATGGATTCCTGCTTGATGGGTATTTCGTTCTTCTCCACCAACCCCAGCACCTGGCCGGTGGTGGCGGCTTTGGTGGTGACGTTGGCTGGATTGGCCGGGTGCGAGGTGATCCCCAAACCCGTCTTGTAGGAGCTGATCGGTCCGTCCAGCCTGCCGTCGTGCGGCACCTCACCCCACAGGTCGATGAGCTGAACATCGTGCTTGCCCAGGACAGTGAAGAGCTTGCTCAACTGCTCGAACACCTCGTCCTCCTGGTTGTTTTGGCCCTGGCCCAGGTGCAGCGCCTCAATCCATTCGGACAGTTGCTGCTGGTCTTTGATGGAATAAGGATGAGCCAGCATGTCCATGGCCAGCTCGCCTAACGCGCGCCGCGCCCGTATCCATCGGGATAGTGGAGGCGAACCCCCGTTGCTGTTCGTTCCTCCCAGATACCCAGTTTGCGCAGCCGACGACGCGCTCGGCGTCCAAGGGTAGGACGCATTTGAGTATCGGTAGTCCCGGTAATCCGTCGCTCCAGTGGGAAACGTGGCCTTAACCTCGATTAAGTTCGTCCGCCACTGTGCCGGGTACACAGTGTCGGCTGACACCTTGCGTGTCATCTGGAAGCGCGCGATTTGGTCCCACAAGCTGACCGGGCAGAGCTCCTTCAGGTTGGCTCCAATATCCCAGAACTTGCTCAGGTCCGGTTCAAACTTGCAGCCGCCCAAATAAAAGCGGGCGTGCATGTCGTAGTGCGGTCCGTTCATCGAGCCGATAGTGATATGCAGCCCGTCGATGCCCTTCTCGTTGTCCTCGTCGGTGCCCGACTGGAACGCCGAGGCCGAGCAATGATGATGCACGGTGCCGAAGTAAACCCAGCCATCGGCATCGCCGAACTGGGCGCGTTGCAACTTCATGTCGTCGGTGTCCAGCTCCTTGGCGGTCATCCCGGTGCGGGCTTCCTGTGGGAACGCCCAAGCCGCCCACTTGGGCTCCTTGAGGTTCACAAAGAGCCGCACCTGGCTCTCGCTGTGGGTGGTGTCGTAGGTCCACTGGAAGAACGCCAACACCTGCTTCCAGATGACGGGGTCCATCTGCGGGCCCTGATAATCGAGAGTCGCACTGGCGCTCTTGATTTCGTATTTGAACACGCAGTTCAAGAGACCCGGGAAACTCTTCTCGGTTTTAATCTCAGCTTTGGGATTGAGTAATTTCATAATCAGTCCTGCTCGTCGTTGTCGCTTTGGAGTTCATTGAACTGGGCCCGGAATTGGTCGCGAACGTAGTCATACACCATCTCCCGGAACGTGACAGAGTTCCGGATGACGGTATTGGTATGAACGGTTTCTTCCGTTTCGTGGTTGTCATACTGGTAGTCCCCTTGGCCTTCCATGTCCGGTGGCTCTTCGTCACAGAACTCCCGAATCCGATCCTCGCAGGAATCCAGAAACCAATCCAGGTCGTGCTCGTTGTCCACGGCATTTTCCAGCAGGTCTCGGAGTGCATTGTCATCCAGCGTGTACTGGTGGCGGCCGATTTGGGTCTCGGTAAATCTGCAATTACCCGACACCCTTTCCTTGCGCTCCAAGATGGCTGTAATGCCAGATGTGGGCTTGGGCGCGATGATGTCCTTCTTGATGTTGAACTCCACCCATTCCTGGATTTGCGCAAAGGTCTTGCACTCATCAGGCAGGGGACGCTTGAGCTCCGACAAAGCCAGGGTGCGGTGCACCTCATGGTCGGGCATTAGCTTGAGCAGCTTGAGTGTTCCCGGACTGAGCACCTGCTCGATAGCGCAGGTCTTGACCGGGAATAACTCGGCCACTGGGGCCGGGGGGACCGCCTCAGGCGGTGACTGTGTGTTCTGATCCATTTGTCCTTTCAGTTGCGGAATCTTTCACTCGGAAAGACTCCAGTTTTGTTAAGTTGCTCACCAATCGGTGGGGCAGGAAGGGGAGCGTGTCCTGCTCGAACTTCGGCGCTTCCATAATCCAAACGACGAAGAGATTCTGGGCCAGAGCCGCCGCACTGAAGTTGGCGCTGACCAGTTGGGGATTTTGCTCCTGAGCTTCACCAGTGCAACCGATGGCCGCAGCCAAGGGGTCGCCCTCGCGCACGCTCAGGATATCCGGATAATAAACGCGCGGGTCCAGCTTGGTGCCTCGCCACGAACGCTGATAGTAGTAGGCCTCCGAGCTGTGAGTCTCGTTGGCCGCCACGATAGCCCGGCAGCCGCGCGCGTCACACTCGTTGAGTGCCGCCAGTCGGGCCGGGTGATTGTCCGCGCACACCATGAGCACATCCTCGGGCTCGATATGGAATCGACCCATGGAATACCACGCAGGAATGGCGTGACAGTTGTAGAGCCGGGACAAAGCCGTGGCCTTGTTCTGGCGCAGATGTTGACGGGTGAAGAGTTGCCGGTTGAGGTTCTTCTCTTCCAGTTCATCCCCGTCAATGAGGGTGACGTTGTCCTGGCCTGTTAAAAGGCACAGCGATGGGGCCAGCCAGGAGCCCACACCGCCTGCTCCGATGAGGTAGTTCATTTGGGCCAGTTGGCGACAACGCCTGCGATGCGCGCCCGCAACAAGTCGGAAGCGGTGCGCGGTGGATTAGCCACCGAGTTGTAACGCTCGACAGCACGATTGACCAGATTCACAAACGTCTGAGCGTCCGTGCCGCCCAGAAGCCGATTGGCCAGGTTGTTGGTCAGCATCAGGAGTGAGGCCATGACATAGTTGTCGATGGTTTGGTCGGGAGTTGCGGGGGCTTGCAGGATGAGCTGATACTGCGGCTTGGCCAGGAACGTCTCAAACGTGGACCAATGCGGATTGGTCGTTCCCTCGACCTTGGTGCCACCTTGTTGCAGCCCCTCAAATAATGATACGTGTCTCATACAATGAATGCGGTGGTGTTGCTGCCGACCTTGGAGCACAGGTCAATCCAATTACCCGGAGGGGCAATGGATTCAAAGACCCCGTTCTCGATGGGTTTGACCCGGAACATGGATTGCGTCAGTTCCGCGTTGCGCCACAGGTCAGCGTTGTAGAGCGCCTGGTCGAAGTTATCCATCGACTTGCGCACGGCCTCGATGAGCGTGTCACCCATCTGGCCGTTGTCAGCGCC